TGGTTAATCTCAGGGAGAGTAACTTGGAGATAAGTGCGGTAAGCAAGGTCTCCGTTTCTTGAAATTGTGCAGGTCACGCGCCGACCGAAATCACTCTGACCATTGAAAGTCTGCTCAATAGACTCCATGGCAAAGTTCGTGTGACGGCGGTAGGTAACCTTCCAGTAAGTAATCTGGGGATTACCTGTAAGGTAAACATCTTGAGCACCATAAGCTACTAATTGCATCAGACCACCTCCCATTTTATAGAATAGCAAAAGAAAAAAAATTTACATTTTTACTAAATAATGATTAAAAAGAAATAAACACCTATTCCTAGTATTCTATAAATGAATTTGAAATACGACGAAACCTTAGACAAGTTATATCATAAAAAACTTAAAGATTTTTATAATAAGAAGACTGTAATTATTCCTAAATTAAATCTCAAGATAGAGGAACTTGAAAAGAAAAGAACAGAGGACAACCACGTCTCAATAGAGCTTCAAATCAAAACAATAAAAAGAAAAAAGGAAATGATTACCGAAGACATCAACAACTACTATTTGGAAAATGCTAAATCTTTATTCGAATATTTTGAGACAAAACAGGACATCGATAAGAATATGAATCAAAAGAAAAAAATCAATACTTTCTTCAATGTCAAAGATAAGAATGAAATCCCAATTGACACCATGAATGACTGTGTGCAGACCTATATGGAAAAAAACTGTTTTGAATCCATCAATCTAAAATGTTACTCTTACAATAAGACCGTGTGCGATAATTGTAACATTGGTGAGCTAATCAAAGTGAACCATGAAGGCATCATCATCTGTAATCATTGTTTTACCAATCATAAATTCTTGGTAGACAACGACAAACCCTCTTACAAAGAGCCTCCGAAGGAGGTTTCCTTTTATGCATACAAGCGAATCAATCATTTCAGAGAAATTTTGTCTCAATTTCAAGCGAAAGAGTCGACCGACATTCCTCCGGAAATCATTACCACCATTATGAATCAGGTAAAAAAGGAGAGAATCCATCCAAGTGAACTCAATAACAAAAAGACAAAGGAGATATTGAAGAAACTTGGATTTAATAAATATTATGAACATATCCCCTTTATCAAGGATAAGCTTGGGATTAAGCCGCCCGTGATGACACCCAAGCTGGAGGAAACCCTTTGTAATTTGTTCATGGATATACAGCGACCTTATGCGAAATATTGTCCAGATGACCGTGTCAACTTTCTGAATTATTATTATACCTTGTATAAATTGTGTGAACTACTGGGAGAGAATCAATACCTGGAATTCTTTCCGATGTTGAAAGACCAGAAAAAAGTCGAGCAGGACGAGATTTGGAAGAAGATTTGTAAAGAGTTGGACTGGGATTTTATTCCTACGATTTAATCATCTATGTAGGCCAACCTATTGATAATCCTTCTACAATTATGCCTACACTCGCAATCACAATCGTTCCTATCCATAGCTTCAGGAACCATGGTTTCATTTCCCCAATCAAAGACAATCGTTCCTTCCTCTAAAGAGATACTTGGTTTTCGATGGCTATGACGGCTACAACACATACATCGTTTATAGACAAAGAAGTCAACATATAAGTTCCAGTCTCTATGATGTTTCATCAGATTCGGTACAGGACTAAGAAGATCTTTCGCAAGCGGTTTATCTGTACGGCGATAATGATGATAAAGTAATTGATTACATACTTTCTTTGTATGTAATCGATGTTCAGGAAACCCGAAGCTGTAAATCAATCGCACTAAGTCTTGATAGTCAAATACTTCTTTTGCCATAGTACTCTTTATCTTTTCATTATTTTACCATAGATAAAACAAAATCAATTTTAGAGTCGTGGCATATAAGTATCCAAGATACTGAAGGTGGCTGCAGCAACCAGAGCAATCAGAGCCACTTCTTCTAAGTCCATCGACTTCTTGGGTATAGCATAACAGGCTAAGGCGACCACAAGAGCCTCCACTAAATACTTCATCACTCGTTTCATAATCTCTCTGAAGTTATAATCCATTATATAATAAAAGAAGAAAAATATATAAATAAAACCATAGTAAAATATGAAATGTCTATGTCAAAGCCTATGTCAAAGTCTACAAAATCAAAGCTAATTGATTTGCTTGATGAAGACAAACCCATTGCAGAGCAAAAATTTGTTTGTTTATCCTTTATTTCGCCAGAGAATGAGATTAAAAACAAGGATAGATTCTTTTTCTCCGAGTTTCTGAAACAATATGATTTCTCAAAATCCATGGAGAAGTTTACTACCTTCTTGAACTTTGTCTCTTATAAGTATAATATCAAGATTGATGAGCTGACTGAAGAGTTCAAGTCATTTGTTGGCACAGAGAAAGAAACACTTCGTGAAAATGTTGAAGGAGATTACCGTACCTTCTTGGACAATCACGAGACAGAACTAAACGAGGAATACAATAAAGCAAATTCATTTCAGACATCTGTTCGCGGTATAAAGATTCGAGGCGTGTTTCCTACTCAAGCCGAGGCAGAACTTCGTTGTAAGATGATTCGTGAGATTGATCCAAACCACGATGTCTATGTTGGTCCAGTTGGACTTTGGGTTCCCTTCCATCCAGAGGCCTATAAAACAGGTAATGTTCAGTATCTGGAGAAAGAGTTGAATGAGCTGATGCACGAGAAGAAAAAGAATGAAGACAGTGCAAAGTTGGAGTTTGATAAACGCGTAAAAGAGAGCAAGCTGAAGGCGATTCAAGAGAATGTAGAAAAGGCGAAAGAGACCAATAACCTGCTCACACAAACCATCAATGAAAAGGGAGAACTTGTCTCTATCAAGAACATGAACACCCAAGAGAAAAATCTAGGAGTGAATGCATCTCTGGAAGATATTCGGAAGGAACTTTTCGAGGGGGAAGATGTCATTACCACGCGAAAAATTGAGCCTGACAATAATTAATCTAAGGAATATAAAATGAAGTGTCATCATTGTGAGAAGAGAACTCTTATCTTGATTACTTGTAAATGCGAACATGTCTTTTGCGTAAAGCATCAACTTCCTGAAAAACATGTTTGTACCTATATCTTTCCGAAATACGAGATTGAAAAGATTCCTCTCGAGAAAAAGATCGAGAGTATATAATGACCGTGAATTATGGGTTTTATAACATCGTCACGGATGGAACTTATTTTTATAGTTCAAATACTTTACAGAATGTAGTCTCTAGAATTAGTCAGACCGGGTTTGCGAAGATTGATTTTATTTCTATTAAATCACCAATTTGTTTGGCGATCACGAAATATACCAATAGGAAACAACGATTATTCGTACAGACATATGATTCGATTGTGATTTACGAGTTTGATACGCCTACGGTCACCGTAAAATTATCGACCATACCTTATTTGTCGGCTAGACAATATCCTGCCATGTTTCATCATACTTCAGAAGATAAGCTATATATTTCAAATTACACCAATGGAACAATTCATACCCTAAATTCAAGCAATGTATTATCCTTGGCATATTCAGGCGTCAAAAGCATTTCTGGTATGACACTCGCGTCGAATCAAGTGTATATTTCTATTTATGAGAGAGATGGTCTTTTTACCTTTACACAGGGACAATTCCAATTTTATATGAATATTCCTGCTCCGAGAGGATTGGCCTACACAGATGGGAACTTTTATGTTTGCTACGGGAAGACCAAAAAAGGCATAGCAGTCAATTCAATTGGAACTCCCTTCTTCAAAGATGTATTTTCCGATTTTTTATTTAATACGGTTCCAATAAATACACTCCTTTTTTCAAAAAATCTGTACATCACTCTGGAAAATTCGAATGTCATTTATCGAAACAAAACGGTGTTTACTACCATTGATTTTAAGACCCTTATTTTGTATGATTTAGATCGAGTGACACCGTCGGTGATCTCAACCAATAAAGACTGTTTGGAAAATCCTGCATTTCAACCCTTGATTCAATTGAGAACCATCGGTTCAAATCCGAATAATCCTATCCCCCCTGTCACCACCCTTCTTGGTAGAACACAAGGAGATCAAATTAGGTTTAATCTTGGTTTAGGGTCTGATTATGAATCTTTGAAAATGAGACGTAAAGCAGAAACCTTACAATTCAGAAATTCAGCAACTCAGCCAGGTTATACTCTGACTACAAAAGCTCTATATGCTCATATGGTAAAGTTTGGAGGAGCTTATAATTTTAGCAGAGCAAGAATAAAACAGCTGCTTGAAAAGAACAATGGAACTCTGCCTTGTGATATTGGGATTAACAATGGTAATCCAATTGTCATTACTCCTCCTTCCAATAGTGGAGTCAACGATACGACTTTTGAAGGATATTATTTAAACCCTTATGTCCCGTATTATCCATCACTCTAGCATCTAGTGTCTAAATTTAGGATATAGACATACATCTAAACTAGGAAACACTTGGCCGCTCATACAAATGTCTCCAGCAGAGACACTGGTACACTCTCTATGATTTTGGTCGTATCCAATATAACAGAATCCATTGGATGTAACGGTTTGCTCTTTCGTATATCCCGATATTTTTTCACTCAACTGGTTTACCGCACTGTGTTCTTGTTTCTTCTCGGACTCCTTATGATCCTTTTCTTTTTGTTCAATTGTGTTGCAATTTTGATTTTGATTATGATTCTTTTCCAATAGTTCAATCAGCCTTTTCTCGCGAGTCTCTAGACTATCCATCATTCGTTTGTCTCGAGACTCAATCGAGTCCATTTGTTTATTTCCCTTATCTAAGATTTCATCTATTTTGGTATTATTCAAGGAAGCGTCTTTGTATTGGCTAAACAATCGGTGATACTTTTCTTCAAGATCGTCTACACCTTTTGCCGGTTTAAAATCGTTGTAGATGTTTTCAAAAAAGGTATAAATATTGCTTCGGTTAAGGTACATCAGGATAAAGACGAACAAAAAGAATGAATACAAAAGAACTCCAGTGATCGTCATACTTGGGCTTTCGAGTTTAGGTAGATTTTCTACAGGTGACTTCTCTACGGGTATAGGTTCTGGATTTTGGTATGGCTTATTTTTTCCATACATGTTAGAGAATTGTCTCCGTAATATATTTTTTGCCATATGTAGTATAGATACATAATTAATCTATATGAATCTCGTTTTTTTTTATTTGTTCAAAGATAAGGTTGATATTTTCTTCTATAGGTATAAAGACGCTTGTATTCTCAATAATCTTTGTCGTGAAATCTACGGAATCATTGATAATCAACAGAACACATAGATTTAAAATGTGTTTCCTCTTTTTGTTTGTGGATGGGGTATATTTTATACTAAATAACCTAACCAGGGACTGTATCACTTTATAGAGGATGTCTGGTTCTTGGAAAGATAAAAGGAGTTCAAACAAAATCCAAATGATGTTTGAACTTTTCACAGGTACAAAGTCTCTCGAGACACACACAAGTGGTTTCTTCTTCTTACTACACAGTTCATCATATTGTATCATCCAATCAATCCAATAAAAAATATCCATTCGGTTCTTTGTCTCAATCAAATGGTAGGCACATTCATTCAATGGAATAAATATTTCCTTGGGGTCTCCTTCCTTAAAATAAGGCTTGATATACTCTACATTCGGCGCCTTTAGATTGGTGAAGACATTTTCAAATTTAAATTCAAAATGCAAGTCTTGTAGAACGGTCTCTCGTTTACTTTCACATAAGATAAGGGTAATCGAAAAAAGGATCGTTCGAATCTCTTCTTTGTTTCTGAGTTCCAAATCATTGGACTGGTTTGCAATTTCCTTAAAGTCTGCAAATTTTTTATCGATATAAAGAGCCAATTTAGGATTGTGAATATGTATGTATTTACACAAGACAACCAGGAAAAGATTCCATAATTCAAGGACATGACCGCTACAGATGAGTTCGCCCGTCCAGTAAAAAGCTTCCTCTTTCTTCTGATAATAAATACATTTTTCGAGTTCCTTCAACACCTTTGTCTTTTTAAAATTAGAAAAGGTGTGTGTTCTGAATTGAGTCCTCGTGTCATGAATCATCATTTAGATAGTTATTTACAAAAAAAAATAAAACATTATACAAATGATGATTTATATTGTGTTATTTCTATTGATTCTTTATCTTTTTCTCACAATGAGTGAGAAAGAAGGGTTTTCAGTGATTGAAACGGAAGGCATCCTGAATAAAGTGTATACCAATGAAAAAATATACGATAATTTTTACACCTTTATCTATGATGATGTCGTGCTTACCATACCATATTCGATTGAATTGATACAGATCATTCGACCCTATCTACACCATCAGGGACACACCTTATGTATAGGTTCTAAGACTGGACATATCGTACAACTCTTATCGGAGACAACCCAAACCACAGGACTGGAATCATCCAAGTCAATGGTTAAGATGTCTCAATACAAATATCCAGATCACACCTATGTCTACGGTTCCTACTTTGATTCGTCCTTATTCCAGCCTAATAAATTCACCCATGTCATTCTTCCCTTTTTCACCGTTCATACTCTATCCAACTTCAAAGAGCTATGCTACATCGTGAAAGAATGGACCATACACAGTGGTTATTTCTTTGTCTGTTTTACAGACATTTACAAGTTTCCTGTGCATAAATGGGTGAATCATTCACCTTCTTCCTATTTTCGTTCTAATTATCAATACAGTTTAGCCATCCAAAAGAATCAGATGATAGAAACCATACAAGATACAAAGGGTACAGAAAGAACCAACAAACAAGACTTATATTCTTACACAGAATACGACTTGATTCAACAAGCAAGGCCTGCAGGGTTTGTCCATGTCAAAACATTACACTACACCTTGGCCCCAATATCGATTTGTGTATTTCAACACAAATGATAAGTAATTAACGACTATATTTGCCGATAGTCGCAAAAGAATCCAAGACATAAATCGTAAAGATGCCTAGAAAACAATAGAGAACAATTTCTTCGTTCTTTTTACTTGTGCGTATTTCGGATTGTTCTTCTAGCATTTCCATCAGTTTGTCTATTTTATTCGCTAAATCCGAATCCACCTTTCGAGGAGGTACTTTGTCTTGGTCTTCAATCAACATGTATTGGTTTGTTTTGATCGTGGGTTTATATTCCATTTTCTCACTCTCGTAAAAATTAGACAATTCTTTGTCTCCCTCTTCTTTTACATGTTGATGCACTTGATAAATCTCATTCATACTATAGTCTGATTCTTTTCCATTCATCGCATTGTATGCACCATGGGCAGAAGTTGGCTTGAGTTGCGTTTGTAAATCTTGAAAACTTAACTTTGTTTTTTCCTTGTTTATTTTACTTTCTAAATACTCGTCCTTACTGTCTATCGGTGAAGCAAACAAAGCAAGAGACATACCTTTATTAGAAAGGGATATATTTTTTTTATAAATGAACTATAATATGTCTAAACGAAAAAAACAAAACATTTTTTTAAACACACTTTATTTGATGAACGACAGCAAATTTTTTGCTGGGGTAGTGATGCTCATTATGAATATTGGGTCAAAATATGCAATTATTGAATTAAGTCAAACCCAGGAAGCTTATCTTAAATACAGCTTGGGGCGACAATTGCTGATCTTTTCCATATTATGGATTGGAACCCGAGATATTTTTACATCGCTTATATTGACCGTAGTCTTTATCCTATTTGTAGACTATCTCTTCAATGAAAACAGTCGATACTGTATCATTCCTGAAAAATACAAAGAATTACGAGAGGAACTTGGAGAGAAGGTGACCCAACAAGAAGTAAATCAAGCCATTTATACATTAAAAAAGGCTAGAAAAAATAAAGAAAATGCTGAAAACGAGGACCTTATCCAGAATACCTTATATAAAGAGAATTTTATTTAACCCTTTATACTATGAACTTACAAAGGTATTTCTCAACGGTATATAGTGAGATCATTCCCAAGAAGTATTATGAAACCCTTAAACCAGAAATCGATAAGATAGACAAGACGATTACTTTCGAGGAGCTGCGAAAAAAATATGTGATTCAAAACGAAATCCATGGAGCAGAGAAGAGTTTTGAACGGTATGCGTTACACACTCTATTTTGCGACATCATCTTTGGAAACAATCTAGAATCTCTTTATAAAAAGACGAAGAATACGATCTTGTTATTCCCCATTTTTTTCGACATCGACGACAGTCGAAGAAGACTTACTGACCTTCTAGGGTCAATTTATACAAATGTACTGGACCACAAAAATACGCAAGAATTTTACCGAAATCTAACCGATAAAATGACAAAAGAAACCAAATCTTACGGAAACATGATACTTTTTGTTCCTGTCTTTGCAGATGGCGACGATGACCCAAAAGAGTTCACTGAACGATTGAACACTTATTTTGAAAGAGCTTCTACTTTCATCAATGAAGTTCGACAAAAAAAGGCCAGCGACACCATGGGAAAGGCACCCGACAAGTTCGAGAACATTGTTTATACAATTGACAAAGACAAACGGTTTTTTACAGGGTATTACAAAAAGAAGTTGTCCGAAGAGAACAGTAAGACACTCAACAGTATTGTTGAGAAATTTGTAGAAAAGCTGGGTTGTCGAATTTCGGATGTCAAAGATCCCTTTTTGAAGCTTACACGAGAAGATACTCGAAAGAAGATGGTTTCAGATGGAATGACTGAAGTTGAAGCCATAAAAGAAAACATCTATCAACTGATTGAGAAATTCATTGATATTTACAAAAAAACCAATGACAAAGAGTATTTGAAATTATCATCCTCTAGCGAAAATCAAACCAAATTTCGTATTTATTATCGTGTAAACAACACAGACCTTGTAGACAATTTTACAGAAATCAAACCAGGTTCCTCTTATGTGTATAAAATAACGGATGAAAACGGTGCATGTAACATAGGATATTTCAAAGAAAGAAAAGGCTCTACCAATCAATATGTCTTTCGAGAGTACAAAGGTCTCACCTCAGCAAAGTGTGATTCAGACCCAAAAACAGCAAAGGAAGATTTAGAGAACGAAGAAGAGAAGGACTTCATGGATGAAACTTCCATTAATATAGAAGATTATGTCATCGAGACAAAAAACTACGGAAGTGTCATCAAATACAAAAGGGTAAAAAAGGGAAACTACAAACCTATCTATCCAGGTGTAGTGGAGCCCTTCATGGACTTACACATCTATGAAAAATACAAATGGTTTCAGTTCAATGAAATTGATGGTACTCTTCCTGCAGAAACCAATATCAAAATTTACAAAAACATATTGTTTGATAAGAAGTCATTGATCGCTTTTCTGAAAGAGAAGAAGACCTACAATGAGAAGTCGCGGTTGGCAGTGGAGTTTCTAAAAATAAACACTTCAAGTAGTTTATTGTCAGAATATGTGGAGTATATCTTAACCAATAAGAAAAGCAATGTATACGAAGAAACTCTCTTTTCAGAGAAACCAAAGACCTTTCTGGAGAGAAACAAGAAAAGTATTTTAGACATTCTCTTTCAGACCAATGAGCTCATCTACATGAATCCGCAGCGAACTTCTCAGACGAAAGAGAACATCAAACAAAATTATAAAATGATCGCATATAACCAATACCCGACGATTGTCGTATCCGATGTCACCAATCATTTTGAAAAGGTCATCTATGAAGACAAAGAAAAAAAGTATTGTAAAAAGAATAAATACGAACTTACCGAAGCTCTTGTCGAGAAATCAGAAGAAGCGAATATTGAATACACCATTACGATTATTGATGTCACGAAAGACAATGTGGAAGTGGCATCCGATTTAAAGGCCAAAGCAAATTGCAAAAAGCTAAGACGCACCTTACGAAAACAACTGCAACCGTTTCTACAAATCTTGATGCCTCGATTTGGAGGCCGTTCCAAAAAATTAAGAACGAGACGTCGTAAGTATCGTCATTAGGGTGTCAATGTTATGTTCGATCTGGGTGTAATAGGAATCTGTTTCCTGTTTTAGTTCGAGACAACCCTGTAACTTTTTAGTCAACTCTTCCAATTGAATCTTCTCCGCTCGTATGTTCTCTTCTAAATTCAACTGTTGTTTCTCCATCTGTTCCACCTTTTCAGTCTTCTCTTCAATCATCGATTTAAAGTCGGTAATACTTTTCTTGATGTCGACAAGCATCCTCTGTAACATCTCAATCTTACTCATTGATATGAATGAGTAAGATTATTTAAATGATATTCAAATTCATTATTAAATCACAATAGAGATACTATTTTTATCACTCTTTCGACGCCCCCTTTTCGTGATGGCAGGAACATTTAAATCACTAATATCCTCGAGACTGACCAAACTTTCGTTTTTCTCCATGTTCACATTTTTCTTGATCCCACTGAGAATGCTGTTGATATTCTCAGGGCCGTTCATATCGGGTCTAACATCTGGACGGGGCATCTCTCGTCTATCTTTGGGTTGAAATTCATTGACAAATTTACTTACACCTGGATTCGTTTTCTCCATGGATTGGGTTGCCACTTTGGTGAATTGATTCATGAGGTCTGGATTTTGTCTCATGATGTCATCCATCCCAGGGATAGACGATTTGAACATGGTATTTGTCATGTGCACCATGATTCCTGCGGAAGCCAGCTGAAACATCAGTTTGAGCTCAGGAGCCATCTTTGCCTTGGATTTATATTTATCCGCAAGCTCGCTAAAGATTTCATCGTAATCCTCCATGTTTTCTTGAATCGATTCAGACAACCCATCCAGTTTAATATCAAAAGGATCAAACTTGGAATTCAGAAACTCTACTCCTGTAATAAAAGTGGACAGAATCTTGCTCTGGAATTGTACGCTGTTCTTTCGTTCTCGCTCCGAGCAAATATACTCATACTCTCCCTTCATTTCATCCAAAGAGGATTCCATGGTGTATTGCTTACTCAAAGAAACGCCCTTATTTTGCAGCGTTTGTAGTTTTTGAAGCGTCTGAAACTTCTCCTTCAGGATTTCCTCCTTCGATTTGGTTTCAATGTTTTTCATTTCTTGTTCGATGGAAATATCATTGATGTGACGAAACCCCTCGGAAGACTGTTGAAAAGTATCCATGGATGCGGTGTCTCTACCGATTTTTATGTTGTCCGAAGTATTCTCCATGCTTAATTTGATAGGCTTAAAGTGCGGAGAAGGAGGAGGCATATTCATCTCAAATTCTTTGAGCTCTTCATCGATCGAAACTTTGGGTAAAACCTTTTTATTGTCATTCATCAAAAACTCAACCCCTCCACCAAAATCAGACGACGGATTTAGATTCAATGTATCTAAACTAATCTCCTCCATATATGTTGTAGCTTTATACTAAAACTTTAAGTTTATCGCATTACATATTAATTCAATAGATTCGGGAAGCTTTTTCTGCTTCTCTAAAAAATCAAGCAACTGTAACAAACAATCTGCCAAATCGTCCTTCTTCTTATGTCTCTCAAAATAGTCTTTCTGTAAAGGGAACGACTGGGTCACAATGTCTCGAGTAATCTGCACACTGTATTTTTTACGCTGACTATAAGTGGTTTTGACCTTGATGTATCGTTTCAATTTGTTTCCAGCATTCCAATAATGAATATTGGTGATTCCCTTGGATATAAAGTAGAAGGTAATCATACCCTGTAACATTTTCATACGAATCGCATTCTGTCCAATCTGATTCTCGATAATGACTTCCGTGATGGGATGATGCAGTGTCTCTAAAAGTTCGTACAACTTCTTACCGACTTCAATCATGTTTAGTTTTGATGCATTTTGTGTTTTATCACACAATTCCAACACTTTCCAATCCACAATATCTTTGTCGTAGACCACATACGCCAAGTTTTTGATCCCCACATCTATACTTATGAACATTACCTAAGTATAGATTCAATTGTTTAACTCTTTATCTCTAATAATCATCCTTCATAAGTCTACGCTTCTTATCGTCTAGCTGTTGGCGAGACAAATACATTTGTTTCACTTCTGTGTCTTCGTATCCATGTGGCTTTGTATCTTCTTGTATCGAATTGTATAAATGAGGATGTCCATAGTCAAATTGTTCGTGTGCATAAGAGGTCCTATTCTCCTGTGCCATTTGATTATAATTTTGTTTCATAATGGCTTCCGTATTTTGTACTAAAAACCTTCGGTATTCTTCGTTAGATTTCAATCCATTCATTTGTTTGGTTATTTCGGTGACCATAGAGTCTCCATTGTAATTGGTAAATAGTCGACCGTCACTCACTACCCCCGGCATGTTTACGGATTGGTTGTTCTGAGTAGCCCACATAGTATAGTTGAACATAAAAATTTAAGCAATCTCCTTCGTAATCAATTCAATCAACTCATCCTTTCGAATGTTTGTTTTTGGCTTAATTCCCTTTGAAGAAAGAAGCTCTTTCAATTGTTTCATAGACATTTTGCTGTAAGCACTGTCCGATTCTTCTACATTTAAGGTAATCTCAAGAGGTTCGGAAACATCCATTTGTACATCCAACTCTACCGTTTTTATTTCCTCGACATTCAATCCGGACAATTCAGACAATTCGGTAATGTCTTTGATTTCATTGACGAGGTGGTCATTCGAGACAAGACGGACATCCGAATGGTTGTCTTCACTGTCGCTGTCACTATCGCTGTCACTATCGCTGTCACTATCAGATTCGGGGTCAAGGTCTTTCAATTGGGTCAACGGGTCACACGAGAAATCCATACAAGGTGCTGGACAAGGGGCTTGACAAGAAGCTGGTTTATGTATCAACTGGTAAAGTATTTTAGCCTGTTCGTTTTGGGCTACTTCCAGGTAGTCGTATTTTCGCTTGAAATAATAACACATCAGAGCCACAAAAATAAGATTGATAATCATTCCAATGAAAAAACTACTAACATCTAGAATAGACGAAAATCCCATATACTTACTTTAAATATTTTTCTAAATCATTTCAAACGGATTCATATAAATACGAAGGATAACCTAACTGTTTCAGGATAAAGATTCCTCCGTTCACATAAGAGATCCCGTCAACCATTTTATAATCGTACTCTATTTTCTCTTTTCCTTCTTTTACATTCATTTTTTTGTTTCGAACAGAAGGCTTATGTTTAAAGTGCTCACATAGTTCAATGTAATGGGTTGTAATCATATAGTCCACCTTATTTTTGTGTTGATTCAATCCATTCAAATAGAGTTTTGCACAGGTGACTGCATCATTTGGGTTCGTTCCTGAATAAATCTCATCAAAAATACACAGATGTGACTTTTCGGGATGCTCTGTAATACAGTCAAGAATGTCCTTACATCGCCTAGCCTCTGCTTGAAATAAACTGTCTCGACCAGAAGTATCTGGAATATTCAGGTAAGAATGAAATGTGTCGTAACACCGAACAGATGCTTTCTCGTAACATCCATAACCAAATTGCTGACTCATGATGACATTCAAGAAGACAGACTTTAGTATCGTGGTTTTTCCAGAAGCATTCGGACCGCTAATCAATAGGTTGTCTTTCAGATCTACATGATTTCTTACATTCGGTTCGTGCATATGGGCTAAATAATAAAGACCCTTCATTTCTGTTTTTTTCTTATATTTACAAGGTTTGATTTGTTTGGAGTGTACGGCCTTTTGTAAACAAAGGATGTCTCGATTGAACTCGTGCATAAAGAAGGTATACGAAATGAGATGATGATGTTCATCTTTCATAAAGATTTCATAATAGAGGTTCATCAGCAGTCCTAATTGTGCTATTTTCATAAAGATGGATTCGGACGGCTCAATCGAGTCTAGTTTATGAAGGGCGGACTGAATATTTACTTTTTGCTTTATGATTTCCTGTAAGAAACCGTGATAAGATGGAAAAGATTGAATACTTTCACCAATATGATCCAATAGTTTTACACTTTGATATAAATGATCTTTATAATCGAACAAGAACTGGTAGATGGTATTGATGTTTCTATAAAAGGAGACACAGGATAGGATATTCTGATAGACCTGTAATAAATAAATAAAGAGAGAGAAGAATGCCGATACTCTGTTTTGAAAAGAGATACTGGATACATTGAAAAACAAATGATAGATGCTTGTGTTCTTAAGTACCGTTTTTAGATGCTCGATATAAGAAGATATGGTGACCGGAACATTCTGTAGCTTCAACAACATAAACGGAATCAACAACATCACCAATGGAGAGAGTAAAGAGAAAATGGGACAAGTTAAATTGTACAAACTGAGACAATGTAGGAATCCACTTGAACTATTCAAATGTTGTAAAAACTTAAACCCGATGTATTGATACTTGTCAATAAAATTAGTTTCTGTACTAAAACCCTGATAAGATTTCTTGAAAGACTCGCAAGAGTAGGGTTCGGACTTGTATTTTTTTATACATTTCTGGGTTTGTTTTAAAAAGTGAGTGTCGGTTGTATACAAGGAACACCATTTTGTCATGAGTGAAGAATCTGGATGAACTAAATACTTGTATAAAGGGTTTACATCTCCTATTTCCAGGTCTCCTCGTATAATAGGGTCCAAGGTGTGATAGTCCACATACTCAATAGGCAATTTATGACGAACCTCTGGATGGACTGTATTTCCATTCAAATACAACTCATCTATTTTATCTTGTATGGTGTCCATTATACAGTTTCTTTAAAAATAATAAAGGGTTATAACTTAAAAATAATATACAAATAATAGTATGTATAGTTACGAAACCTTCATCCAAGTTTCCTTAATGATGAAAAGGGATGGGCATAAGCTGGATGATGCGGCGATAGAAAACTTAAACATTGTTCGAAGAATTCTTCAAATACCTATCGTTGAAACGATCAAAAAGACCATCATCGTAAAGAAAGAATCTACGATCAGTGAAATTCTAAAGATATTGAATAAAATATCAGAGAAGAACTACGAAAAATTAAAAGATGAGCTATGTGTTCTTGTGAAATCCATTGATAAAGTAGATGATTTGAATAAAATTACACTCGTCATCTTTAACATTGCGAGTTCGAACCTCTTCTACTCTAAATTGTTCTCCAAGCTCTACAAGGAACTCATTGACATGAACCGTAGCTTCTATGACATTTTCCAAGTACATTACGATAAGTATTTCACAGAGTTGCAAGCGTTTGACTTTACAAAAACAACGGATTATGAAGCCTTTTGCGAGTACACGAAAAAGATCAATCAATTGGATTCGACACTTACCTTTTTTATTAATTTGATGAAAACCAACAACTGCGACATTGAAAACATCACCTGCTTGTGTATCTTATTGGAAGATAAACTTATTGGAGACAAAGACTATGAAAATGTAGAACAGAATGAGCAATTTTTGCACTGTATCTACATTATCTTGAAAGAATGTATGGATTATATCTTGTTTCACGAAAATTTGGAATCGATTGTTCGTAAAGTCAAAGAGATTAAAGCTCATCCCAAATTGTCTCCAAAGATGAAATTTAAATGTATGGATTTAGATGACATTATAAAGGTTCATTTAGTAATATAAAAATATATACTTTATTATATTAGAATGGAAAGCAAAGTAAAATCCCATATCAGTAATAAAACTTATACCACAAACTTGGATACGATTGAAGAGGAAGACAAAGGCCTGAAAACAGAACTTTATATGCTCCCTATTTCAGGTCATAAGATTATGGTTGCACCAGGTAAATCTCGTATGGATGAAAATGGGATTGCATTTTGTTATGTCTATGTGATTCAACGAGAGAAGGTGATTACCAAGTTAGGTGTGTATGAGAAAAAATCTGACTCCATGCCTTTGATTTTTGATATTTCTACTTTTCCAGAAGGTGCCTTTTGTCTCTTTGAAGAATTCGAAAAGAATCCAAGCAAACTGATGGACTTTGTCATGACAGAAGAAAAGACCGTCTTTGATTTCTTGATAGAATCGTTTCCTGCGTTAGAGGAGAAGAAGAAGACCCTCAAGGCTGCTTATAGACAGCTGTATGAATTGCTCAGCAAGGAAGAGAACAAGAAAGACAAGGAGATGAAACCTATTTTAAAGGTGATTTCTGAAGCAAGCAAAGAAGAAACGCCCACGGATGCCTTTTTATACACTTTGAAAGACGCGGTCAACAATGAAAAGACCTTTGTCTATACGATTCTTGCTCTGCAGTATGTATTCAAGATGGAAATCAAATTGAAGACGGATAATGGTTTCTATCAAGAGATTGCGTCAAGATGGGCGATGGCTGATTCAACCTCTACGATTGAAGTGGATGTAGAAACTTATGAAATCGTTGAAAAGCCTCCAGTAGATTTAGATACCTCTTTGTCCAAAAAAGACCTAGTGGAAGATGAAACAAAAGAAGAGGTCGAGGATGCCGAGTTTAAGGAGGTACCCGATGAAACCGTGGAAGAATCTCTTGCTGAAACTGTGACTGAACCTGTCGCCGAATCAGTAGAAACCGATGCGGTCGATACAAAGTTGGACAATTTTACTCCCAAACAAGTTGACCTAGATACTCTCACCCCTATTCCTGAAGTGGAACCTGAACCACCAGCGGAAACTGTGAAAAAGACGAGAAAGAGTCGTACCCCTAAAAGTGATACAGGTCCCAAGGAAACTGTCGCAAAGGAGACCAAACCCAAGGAGAGCAAAACCAAGGAGACAAAATCGAAAAAGGAATCCTTAACTACAGAGCCTCTGGGTACTTCTCTCAACACTGTAACTACAAAACCTATCACCAAACTAAAGGTTCCATCCGCTAGAAAGATAAAAATGAAAACCGTGGAAGAATCTCCCAAATAAAATATAGTGGTTTGATAATGTTGGTAGACGAACTGACTCCAAAGAGTAATCACAATGTTGATTTTATTCTAGAGAATTATCCTTCTTTACTTCAATATGAATTTTCAGATACTTATTTTATGAAACTGATTTACACTCTTCTATGCAAAGCACAGGATTCAAAAACAAAAACATCAATTGTCCAAACATCAGATGCTTCCTTTAAACCTGAAGGTGGACATTTTTTTCCAGATGAAATCAAAAGCCATATTGAATCCACCCGATATGAACTCTATACCATTACGATTTATATCAAGAAAAGCAGGTTTGAAATACTTTTGTATACCAAAGAAGCAAGAGACATCCAGCGGTTTGTCTATTTCATAAGATTGGTCTTGGTATTATGTTCCAAAGATACGGAGTTAAAAGAAGTGTATAAGATGACCTTTGTTCTTACTCCATTTGAAAAGGAATGCGAGACACGGATAGATTGTATCCATCCAATTCATGTAAATAGTGGGTACAATCGAGGTGAAACCATCTGTATCTTTCGCCAAGAAGAGCTGTTTAAGGTGTTCATTCATGAATGCTTTCATATGTTTTGTCTCGACTTCAAAGATGTCCAAGTAGATTTCAAAGCCATGTTGACACCATTGTTTCATGTCGAAAGCGATTACCTTCTTTTTGAATGTCTTTGTGAATTTTGGTCGAGAACCTTAAATAGTGCAGTCTTTGCCTTTTTTATGAAAAGAAACATGGACTATCAAGAGTTCGAGATGTATTTTAATATGAATTTAAATGTAGAAAGAATCTATAGTCTTGTTCAACTCAAACACTATCTTTCAAAGTTCAATGCGGATTATAAAGATTTAATCAGGGGTACGATTAAATCTTATAAAGAGAACACCAATGGGCTTTGCTATTATGTGATCACAGCTATTCTGCTCTTTAATTACCAACAGACCATGAATTGGTTTATTGACCACAACGAGACACTTATCCAATTTACGAAAACCCAAAAGCAAGTGCATTTATTTTATCATTACTTAAAATCTATTTATCAGAACGATAAGTTATTGAATACTTTAGACAGCATTAAAAATTATAATTTGAATCATTTATCTATGTCGGCATTTGATATAGATTTGTTTAAGCACTCTTCTCGAAGTGTCCCGAGAGAAACCGCTGAAGATTGAAGTAGGACAGCTGCTGCTTAGGGTCTGTCACCGTCTTCTCGTCGTAGTTGAGGAGTTTCTTAAGCTTCTCATCCGCGAGAATGAGACGACCATTCGTCTTGTCCTGAAGGTCGTTGGCACGGATGTAAGCAGTAATCTGCTTGGTGACATCCGTGCGAGCCATCAGAGTACCAGGCTCTTTTCCGAGGAAAGCAGCAAGGTCATTGCTAATCTTCGTGGGCTTCACGAAGCCGCTTGGGGCACGGTTTCCCTTGTTCTTGTTACGGCGAGCATTCATCTTATCCAGAACACGCATCTCACGAGTGACCTGCTTCTCGACCTGGCGGAACTCGCTCTTGAGAAGGCTCACATGAGAGTTAAGGTCATGGAACGCCTTGTTCAGGTTAGTGAACAGGTCATGAAGGGACTGAGTAGGCTCAGGGGTGGTCGAAGGAGCAGGAGCCGCTGCCTCTGGGGCAGGAACAGGTGCAAGAACAGGAGTCGGGGCAACGATGGCCTCCTCCACAACAGTTTTCGCGGCTTTGGTCGCCTTGGTCGACTTCTCCTTAGTAGAAACTTTGCTCACCTTTGATGCCATTATATATACTAACTGTAGTATCTTTTTATATTCATTTTTACGCATTATTATTATAACCCTAATATGTGTCTAATTATAAAACCGATTGATACAACCAAGGCAGGGCTTCGGCGGCCTCTGAATTCACTAAAGTGAGCGCGCATAAAATATAAAAAGCTCCTAAACTCTGATGCTCTACCGAGACAGCCTTATTAATTAGTTCGTCCATCACTAAATAACAATAGTTTCTTAAAAGCTGTATATCGACCGGGCTACTTGTAATCATAATATGAAGAGGTACATGGATGAAGGGTTTTCCTAAAGGTGGACAGATAGTGATTTTCATAGAGTTTGTAAGTTGAGCTCGATAATCCCATATGTCTTGAAGTTCTGTCATAAACCTCTTTAATTTATGTGCATCTAGATTGACAAACCATTCTACCTGTGTATAATTCCCAAGTGAATCAATCTTCTGAAAGAGACCTGTGATTTTATTATCATAAGAAGGTAGCTGTATCTCATGATAAATAGGATGGTCTGTTTTTTTCAAAAGATAGTTTATTTTCATTCGTCTATAGATGATATCCAGAAACTCTTTGCTAAATGGGTTTCGGGTATAGGGATTGAGAGGAGAGGTGTTTACTTTGGTTTTTTTCAGTAAATTATACAAAGAGATGATGTTAAACCCATAAATAAAATCCTGGTCTTTTACACTGATAAAGAAATCATAATCAATCTCTTGCATTGTCTCGGTGGTTAAAAAGTCTTCGGTGTTGTTACATAAACTGCGTTTAAAAATAGCAGGGCCTTGTGACCGTTTCAACTCTCTCAGTATTCTTTGTTTCCATAACCTTTGGATTTTGCTTGCAAAATGACCATTTCTTAAAAAGACATAACAGTCTTCTAACATCGTCGATTTATTTTTGCGTTTTATCGAATAATTGAAAAAGTCGCAAATGCTCACTAGATCATGAATCGTGTATTTTTTCTCTCTTATCCACCCATAGTCTTTATATTTTGTTGGATAGCAACTCATTATATTAGAATTATATTTATATTTAATCATTTTTTCTACTTATTCTAACTTTATTTATGAGGATAAATGGTATTAAAAATAAAATTGATTTAAAGGGTTTACATATCTTTCTATAGTAAAATGGCGAACCTTATTGTAAAAGCTTCTGACTTCACTCCTTCGACCCAAATGATTTACGGTAAGCCTATCGTAAACAAAAAGGGAGGGAAGAGCATTAACATTCTCAACTCCACTACAAAGAAGTGGTTGGCGGTTCACACGCCTATGATGATGACTTATGGAGTCAACAGTCGTGTCAATGATGATGGCACGACAACCTACGACATGAGCCTTCAGTTTCCTCGCGATGAGTTTGACAATCCTGAGACAAAGGCGCTCAAGTCGATGATGATGGAGATGGAAGAGAAAATCATTCAAGATGCATTTGTGAATTCTCGAGACTGGTTTGGCAAGAAATACAGCAGCATCGATGTCCTTCGTGAGCTCTGGAGTCCAATGCTGAAGTTTCCAAATAACAAAGAAGATGGCAGCAAAGATACGACACGACCTCCTACCTTGAAGGTCAAACTTCCCATCTACAAAGATGAAGCCAAGTTTGATTTGTTCGACACAAACGATATTGCGATTTATCCAAACGAAGAAGGAACTACACCTGATGCATTGGTTCAGAAGGGAGCCAATGTGTGGACCTTTATTACTTCGGGAGGCATCTGGTTTGCAAACGGCAAGTTTGGAGTGACCTGGAAGCTGAATCAGGCAAGAGTCAAGCCACCTGACACCTTTGAGAAGGGAAAGTGCTATGTGGCGCTCAGTCAGGAGAAGAAATCAGACGCCTACGATAGTGACGGTGAGTCAGAGCCCGTTGCAAAGGCTCCTGTACCTCCTGTTGTACATGTCCCTCTAGCTGTCCCGGTTGCAGAGCCTTCTCCGGAGCCAGTACCTGAACAAGCAGCAGAATCTGTTCCGGATCCTGTCCCTGAGCCTACTGTCGAGAAGACTGAAGCCAAGAAAAAGACAGCAAAGAAATCAGGTGAGAAAGGAGTCTAAAGGAGTATAATGTCTGAGAGTTCACTTGCATCATAAAGAGCTGATTTTATTCTCGGAATACCTTTACTTGTTAGTTTTTTTTCTTTCCTTTCCTGGGCAGTGATTGAAATACTTATCGAGCCAAATACAAGAATGTCTTTATCCGCCAAAACAAGGATGTTGTTGTTTTCGTCGATACTTACCTTCTCTGGCAATACAGGGTCAATCATGACCTTTATCTTTTTGTCAAAGACTAGCTCTTCATGCCATAGCGGTATGTACAACTGTTCTTCTTCTAAATAAAACACATCCTTCCGAAACAACTGTTCTAGGGTGGGGCGTAAAACATACTGACGATATTGAGTGAGGTGTTCTTGGACGGGGTCTACAAAGTACTGCACAAACAAAGGGTGTTTAAAGAGTTCAAGGTCTGACTTGTAAATAGAAAACAAATACTGTCTCAATACAGTCTCGTCCACCTCGTCTAAGAACGCCGAAGGTTTCGGTTGGCTTGAGACAAAATCATAGGCTTCTTTGAGTTCGATAAAGCAAGCCTTGTCTCCCTTTTTGTCTGGATGACACTGGAGACATTTACGCTTATACTGCTTCTTGAGGTTGGGACCATGGATTTCTTTCACTGAAATATCTAACAATTGACAAGCTCTGTTCAGATTCATTCTTTATTTATTATATGAAGTATCTATATATGTATAAAAAATACACTCGTAGATACAGAGCGAAGGCGGATGCAAAGACAAATGCAAATCCGAAGTCTAGGCGTAGACCTAGGTCTAGAACGATAAAGAGAGGTGGTAAAAAAAGATGATAGTTCGAGACAAACCTTTGGACAATAAATAATCTAACGAAGTGGTATGGGCGGAGGATTATTCGGCACCCCGTTGTATTTAAATGTGAAATGTTTGGTTTTTTCATTTGCTATACTCGCGGTATATTGGCTGCCTCATCCACTCACGATTGCTCATAATATCGTGATGGCCTTTTTAATTGGCATGTCCGCCTATATTTCGTTGGCCTGGTATGATGTATTGTACAGTTGTAATGACCGTTTACGTCCCACCTTTTTAGGATGGATGGCCAAACCTTTCAAACCGCCTGAATATTCAAAACAATATGACCATCTGCCTTTAAAATACAAGAAAATGATACGAACCATCGATGTTCTTGTCTTGGGTGTAGTGTTATTAACTTTTATGTACCCGTTTATGGTGAACAAATCCTTGTAGCGTATGACTTCTTCATAAAGGACGACCTTCTACAAGATGAAGCTTCAGTGTCAAACAAAAATGTTCCAAATGATAGATGGAACGATACTTCGTATTGTATTTTTCTAAAATAGGAACAAAGTCATGTATCGAGAGGTTGATACGAGATGATTTCAGTATCTCGAAATAAATGTATTGGAGGCATAAATGGATGTCATAGTTATAGGTGAATAGTTGATAAATATACTCTCTCAGCAAAAACAAATCATCTCCTGTCTTGATAAACTCTACAATTTTGTCACAATACTTCTTGTATTGGTTTCCATACAATTCATTCCCCACTTTTTTCAAAGAAATGATCTGACAAATTTCTTTTAAGTATTTGGGTAAAAAGGAGAGATTACGGGTGCATAGGATGAATTTTATTTTTGGATTACGCATGAAAGTGTAAAAAATAGACAAAAGCTCCTGGTCTATCAAATGAAAATTTCGGCATAAAATAATACTGAACTCCGGTTGAGTCTGTACGATTGCCGAGACGTGGCTGATAAATTCATACCATAGTCCATGTTCATTCGTTCCAAGTAATTCAAAATCAATCTCGAAATGAACATCGCTTATGTTGTAATAATAAATTTCACCGTTTAATGTGATTTCTATCTTCCTTTTGTATTTTAATTTGGATTTACTGTAGGGTAGAATGAGTTCGGTTGCCTTTTTATATTTCAGTGAATTTTCTGGACCATATAGAATAATAGATTCTTTCATTTGAAAGAGTATATAATCATTATTTAAATATATACTTGGTTTTATTATATTATGAATGCGTACCAAACCATAGAAGAGATCAATGCGGATAAGTGTTTTCTCTGCCGTCCTATTGCCAACAAGTTTTTTAATTATACCCATTTTTACAAAATTAGCTACAATCTTCTGTCCTTTACTTTAAATTCCATTCTTGTATGGATAGATTTAAAGTCGTTTACGGTGAAAGAGTGTAGTGACCAGTTTATGGTGTCTTTTACCATGAATGAAGCCTTTATGGAAAAGTTGATAAAGTTCGAACAAACCTTGTTAGAGACCTTTAACCAGACACTTCATAAAAAAATTCATTATCCTTGTTACGAGAACAAGAACATCTTTTATTACAAAAACAAAATAGACTCTTTTAAACTTTATTTTCGCATCTCGGGCATATGGGAATCGGAAACACATATTGGACTGACCAGTAAAATCGATATTTACCCGTCCGTCTAGATACTAGATTTATCCGTCGACATAGAAACAATTCAAAATCACTTGTTGTATGGTCACTGCAACCAAATTAAAGAGGAAGACGATTGCTGCATACATAAAGAGCCCCGCAGCAATATCACCCTTTCCCAAAGTCACCAACATATATTGATAAATACTTATCGCCATTAATACCGTCAAGAGAATGGTAGAATAATCAGACCACATAAAGTACTCGTCTGGAACCGTTTTCATATTAATCTCTTTGTAGTATTGAATGTTGATACCAATCATCCACATCATCAAGACAATGGTCATGATTAAAACCCAGGGTAGTTTTTTAAGGTCAGACCATTCATTTGAACCAGGGGATACATTGACAATAATCAGTCCCATCAAGGAGAAAATAACAAGTCCATACCCCCAGATGAGAGAGCTGGCTGGACCTGTCGATCCGTCTGTAGATAATGTCACATTGGACAAGGCTAATTTTATAAATAGACCTACAACAATAAGTGCTAAAAATACTGGATTGACCTTACTTTGGTCCATCTCTAGTGTTGCCGCCTTTTCGGTAGAACTTGGGTTAGTCATTATGTTATCCTTTTATAATTTTTCGTATAGATGCCTCTATATCTTGTTTTGTCTGGGCACCGCTGTATTTGTAAAACTTTGGCTTTTTCATTTTCGTGGTCTTGTAGAATAAATAAGGACCATAGGCTCCTTTTCGTAAACTCCAATCCGAATCAATCTCCATGAGAATGTTTTCGTTCTTTTCTTTGTAGTCCATGAGCCCTTGAATATAGTCTATAGGCATCTGTTGCAGTGTAATCCAACCTTCAATCAAATCATAATGAGTATATCCTTTTAAAGAAAGGGTAGTTTTATCGTATTCCAGATAATAACCATACTGGCCTTTTTTGAGAACAATCGCGTGCGACCGATAAGTCCCTGCGTGTAAAGAAGGATAGACTTTGTTAACTATCTTCACCTGTTTCAGAAGGTCAATTTGGTCACACGCTTTTTGCAAGATGAGTTTAGGATTGGCTCCTTCTTCGATCGCATCTAGCGTTGTCTCCATCTCTGAAGAATAAGCATAGTTGAACACATCATTAAAATGTTGATAACAAAAGTCATTCACTTCTTTTCCCAAGGGAGTGAGCGACAGCTTGCGTGATTCTTCGATCTCTTTTACAAAGTCTTTCTTTTCGACTTGATTGTCTTTCCAATTATACCGAGTCAATGTGACACTGTTTCCGTGAATTTTTCCTAGTTCTACATATTTCTTTTCCTTGATGGATTCCAGAATATGGGTGTAAGTGGACGGTCGACCAATCTTCTGTTTCTCAAGCTCTCGGATAAGATGAGATTCAGACCAATGATATTCTTGAGACAAGAGTTCTTCTGCAACCATAGATTCACAAAGAAACCGTTTTAAATGATCTAAATAAGAGGACCAGTCCTTGTCTTCCACATTGGACCACCCTCTTTCTTTCATCGTGATCGAGACGTGAATAAAGTAGAGACCTTTACACAAGGTCTTGTATATTTTATGACAGAGAATCGTAGGACGCATACAGGTATGAAGTGTATATTGATACAGAAAAGCATAGAGACGGTCTGTCTGTTTGTCGATATTTGTCTCCGTGACTTCTAGACGGGTAATGCGTATACCCTCGTGAGCACCTTCTGTCATTTTACGAAGGGGTGCATGAAAATCATTCCCTAGATGTTGTTGAATCGTTTTTATAAATTCATCACTGTAAGTGGCTTGGTCTGTTCTCATGTAAGTCATCAGTCCGTGTTCGTACAATATCTGAGCGGAGGACATTACTTGTTTTGGAGACAAATGTAGAGCATTGCCTGCTTTTTGCTGAAGCGTACTTGTAATTAAGATAGGGGGAGGGTTTAGTTTCACTTCCTTGAATTCGGGTCCTTCTAACACAAATTCATCCATGGTAGATAGAAAGGGTTCTACTTCCTCCTTGGTTAAATGTCTTTCCAAAGTGAATTCGATGAGTTTGTTACTAAAATTGGCTTTTACCTGGAAAGAAGAATCTATGGTATGGTTTTGAATTTTTTCTTCTTGTTCGGCAATCATATGAAGTGCGGGCGTCTGGCACCGTCCAGCACTAAGTGTGTGTTGTACTGCTTTCCATAACAAAGGAGAGATCGTGAATCCAATATAGACATCCAAGAGTTGTCTCGTGTGCTGAGCCATCACCTTGGGTAAAGAAAGGGTCGTTGGATGGAGTATGGCGTGTTCTATGGCGTGTTTGGTGATTTCATGAAAGAGGATACGAGGAGTTGTGAGAGGAAGTTTACAGACTTGACAGATGTGCCATGCAATGGCCTCTCCTTCGCGGTCATCGTCTGTTGCCAACAAGACAGACTTCGCGATTCCTACTTCTTCTTTCAAATACTTCACTGTCTTCGCACGAGTTGTCTTGAAAGTAATGTCAAAGGTCTGTCGGTTGATTTGTTCTAAAGAATTCAATCCTCTAAAATGACCACAAGTTGCAATCACTCGATAATCCGGTCCTAAATAGCGTTCAATGGTTTTACATTTTGACGGTGATTCCACAATCACCAGATGTCTCATTGTATGATTATGACTTTATCTTTTTAAATTCTTGCCAAGAAATAGACTGTCCTTGGATATAGATAGGCTCTTTGATTTCTTCTAACTTAGGATCGACATACATTTGTTTGAGCAAGGTGCCAATTTTAAAAGATGCCTCGTGTTGGTCCAATCCTCCTGTCTCAATCTCCTTGAGCACTTGCAAAAAAGAAAAGAGGATTGAGACGTCAATCCGGTCTCGAATGAGTCGGTTGAAAATCATTGTGTAGTTTTTATACAGAAACGGTGCTTCTTGAATACACCTAGCCTCTACTTCGGCAAGGTCATTGCCATTCCTCAAAGGAATAATCCTTTTCACATCCTCCCAAATGAGCGAACTATGTTTGAGTTCTCGTATCAAAGCCGTATTGTCTACACTGTTATTCGCACGGACTAGCTCGTTCAGTTGAAGTCTCTGTTCGGGATTCATTTGGATGAGTGTAGATAAAAAGATTTATATTCTTTTGTATTAAACCCCATTTTTGAGCTCCATCATTTTTTGATTGTTGTACAACATCAACTTGATTTCTTCTTTCACCCGGTTGAGACATTCATCACTTTCTTTGTTGTTCAAATACTTCATAAACTTGTCCTTCAGTTCTTTCTCTGGATTGGTTTCTAGCCATTCTTCTAACATCATTTCCTTTTCTTCATATAGTCGGTCGATTTCATCCTTTTTGTTAGCGAGAGTCCAATTGCTTCCATCATACACCATAATGTATTTGTCCTTGATGTTTGAGATATAAATATTCATGTTCTCTGGTTTGGATGGATTAAAGTGTACCTTCTCAATCATGTTCTTCACACAGTAATTTACTTTCTTGATACAGCTTCTATAATCCTGGTCTGTGAGATGAGACACATCCGTGGCTCGATATGCCAAGAGATGGATGTTCTGGATATTGGTAGTATTGAAAGAACCATGTATCTCTAATTTACCCATGAGTTTTTCAATTTGTTTGGATTGTGCATCTATTTTTGTGGTAAACTCTTGTCTCTGTTGTTCCAATTGTTGATTGAGTAGCCGAACTAGCTCCGTTAAATCTTCATCCTTATTTTTCGTACAAGAGTATTTAATATGTTTCGACAAAGACGATTTGTGACGATAACCACGGTCGCAATATTTACACTTAAACATCGTAGCTACAGTAGAATGGCTAACTTCGGCTACGGAATGGCTAATTTTGGCTAAAGAATGACTAACTTTGGCTAACTTCTTGCTACTTTCTTCAAGTAGCTTATGCTTTTTACTTAATATATGTTTATCAAAATTGAACCTCTTGTTCGTGTTGTAGCTACAACAGCTACAAACAAATGTCATATACTTTTACACTATACTTAATTTTATATCGTTTTATCGCTACTTTCAAGCTACAATTGCTACATCTTACTTTTTCAATCTTTTACAGTGTGGCAGTGTAAGCTACTATTGTAGTATATGACACCATCTGCTACTTTTATAGATGCTAACTTTTTAATATTTTTTTGAGGGAGGGAGGGAAATGAAAAAAAAATTTCAGAATGAAAATAAAGTTTTAAAAAAAAGAAAATGAAAAAATGAAAATGAAAAATATTTCTGAAATTTTTATCCGGGTTTAAAGTTTACAGTTTCCATTTTATATAGTGTTAATATAAAATGGTATACAATCCTGCTGAGGGTAGTGAGTCTACTTATATTTTGTCAAGCTCTATCACACAGAGCGGAAGAGACATGTTGTCAAGAATACAATCTGCTTCCATAGGAGGGACGCGTAAAAAAAAAAGATATAGGTATAGTAATGGGATTAAGACTAACTTTCATCGTAAAAAACACAAAACAAATCGGAATAAATCAAACATATCAAGATTGTTCCGCACGTACAAGCGTCTTAAAGAAAAATGCAATATACGATAAACAAAAGGATAAGCCAAAACCAAACCAAGTCGACCAAAATTTAGTGAAGCATCGCGTTCAATTGCTTAGGAACTCTGGCGGAGTACCAAGGGTTTCACGCCCGTCTCGTCTTGCGCTTTGATTTCTTCGACTTGACACTCTTGTCTCGTTTCACAAATCCAAACTTTCCTTTTTGGGTGAAATACCCAGCCTTCTCTAAACGCTTGTCTTTCTTCGCCTGGAAGTGCTTCTTTTTGGAGACAATTTCACCATGCTTATTTTTCATTAAATCCTTTTTGGTTAATCCACCGGAAGTATGGTGAGCGTTTCCGTGAAAAACTTCCGCACGAGAGCCAACCGTTTTTGAATGCATATATATTGTATAAATATAAAAATTATGGAGTGAGATTGTCCTCGTGGCATAAGATATAATTTCCACGAACACCCGACAAGGCTTCTAAAGAACAGAGTCCGAAATTTCCATAGACATAAATCGCAATCGTATTTCCCTTATAATAGGTATATTTGTTTCCCTCCGAATTGATAGTAGTCCGAGACAAAACACCAATCATCTGAATACGGTCATTTCCCGCATTTAACAGTGTAATGTATTCACTCGAATCAAGAATATAGATTCCATTTTTTAATACATATTTTTTATTGGCATCAGGTGATTCTGAGTTAAACGCAATTGTAGTACTCAGATTCACAACATTGTATACAACGGGGAAGATATATAGATTACTATAAGGCGTGGTATTCACCAAGGGCAAGCCTTCACTCAGAAGTATACGCAAAGGCACATAGTCCGCGGTAGTCGTATTCTCTACATAGGTTGTGTTGGGTGCAACGGGTATAATCACCGGAATGGAGCGAACATCTGGATAAGAAATCCGATTGTCAAATGTTTCATCGTAAGTAAAAATGCCTTTCGCACCCATGTAGCCATTGAACAAGGTATAGATCGACATTTGTCCAAAATTTCCTTGAACCTTGAATCGTAGTGTGCCGTAATAAAAAGTGTAAAGGGTGCCATCCGGCGAAGTTCCCGCTCGAGTCGTGTTCGTGAGGCTTTCCATCATGACGAGGTTTTCCTTGTTTTTGTTTAGAAAAGTAATTGGACAAGCAGAAGGTATGTTAAATATGGTGTAAACACCATTGTACAACCCATAGGAAGGAGAGGGTAGATTATGGTCATCGTTAAAATAAAGCTGTTTGTTGTCATACAAGTAAATATTATTCTCTGCACATAGACCCTTTCGGGTTTGAATCGAGCGATAGACATAGGTATAAGAGGGTCCATTGTAGGCATTGTATGCGAATAATTTATAGCCACCTGAATAGCCAGACCTTGTACATACGGATATAAATTCAAACCATCCTTTTATGACGAGATTGATTCTTCCACTGTAAAAAGTGTAACTCCTCGAGTCAGGAGCAAGGAACGGTCCGGTTGTCACTGTACCCGAGGTCGCAGCAACTTCAAAGAGGTCTTCTTTTCCATCATTCATAAAGGCTATATTCATCGAAGGGTCAATCGTTAAAATATAAGTACCCATAGATAGACCATAAGTTCTATTGAGTGATGTGTCTCCATTCAAACGTATCAACGAACCCTTGTTTAAAGTATTCATAAAAGGCAAAGACAATGCAGACGTGTCGGTGGGTTCCAACTGGGAAGAAAACTGGATCAGTTTCATCCCTCCCATAAATCCGAAAGTACGAGAATAAAAAGAGAAATCAAAAGGCAAGGGTTTATAGACGGTCACTCTCACGCGTCCATAATAAAAGTCGTGTATACCTTCTTGTACAGGAGTGGATTGAGACAAAAGATTTAGACCGATTACATTCTCTGTAAACCTTTTATTTGTATCTCCAATAAAGCTAATGTATTCTTCATAGCCTTTGTTCAACAGTGTCGCCGAGTAAGTTTTGGGAATCTCCAAATAATAAGTGCCATAACTCAACTTGTATCGATATTGGTTAAATTCCAAAAACACAACGGGGTTTAAACTGTCGTTAATACTGTACTTAGGACCAGAAGACTCATATACCGAGAGATAAGAATACTGTCTGGCATTGATGTATAAGAAATTGGCCACCTCCTGAACGACCGAATTGTCCAGATGCACCAAGATGCTTTCAATCGAATATCCCCATCTATATTGTATGATAGGAGATCGTTCAATTGCATTGTATACAAAGAGTTGAACGGACTGTATGTCTTTGTAAATGCTGAGAATGACCTTTGCACCTTCTGTGCCAGGGGTAGAGATGTATTCAATCCCTCGATAAGGAATGCCATTCTTCTCTTCCGAAAACGAAAGAACCGTATTCAGATTGGAAGGGTCCGACACATCAAAGATATAGAAGGTAAGTGTCTCTAACAATAAATTCGTGGGCAAGTTTTTGAAAACGAAATAAGAACGATTGGTCATCTTTCGTTGAATGACATAGAAAGTATAAGTCGAATCTACAATCACATCAGGTACAACGACAGGTGGAGGCAAGATCACATCAAAGACAAACCTATATTCCGCGGGCGTAAGACTAGAGACAAGGGTCTGTATCATGTTGGATAAGTCCTCTTTTACAGATTGGTTAATATTTCCTCGTAGGAGTTCATTGAGATATCGGCTATACAACCTATATTTATATTGGAACAATAGATTTCGATTGATGACATAATCTAGACCCAACATCAGATTATACACTGTTTTCAGACGACTGTTGTTGTAAGTGATTTTTGCGTGGTTTCGAATCATGGATGCCTGTAGGATTTTCGTCGAGAGTTGATTCGATGGATACGAATAGATGGCCTTATGACACACCTTGTCTTTTGTATAACATTTAAAAGTCGGCATCAAATATTGAAAGAGTATTCTCGACCCATCTAAAAAAGAGTCCAGATTTCGAGTTCCATACACATCTAATGACACTCGTCCACGAACATACAAGGTGTCTTTCCCGTTGGGAACCATCGCAAAGATGGACGAAAAGGTTCGGTTGGACAATTCCGCTCTTTCAGAACCAAAGAAGAGTTCCGAAAGATTGTTCAAATACTGTCCGGAGAAGGTAATCGTTTCTCCTTGTATCCCTCGATTCTTGGACATAGACTGGAGGATAGGAATATAGGTGTAGACAATCGACTTCTGGTCGACATAGGTGGTAAGACTCGTTGTTGGATCTCGGAAGTTGACCACTACCTTAGATTCTGTGGTTTGACTCGGTAGAGACAAGGTAATCGAGTCATATTGTTTCTGGAGGAGGGTGGACGGCATCGTACCAAAAGAAGCTGAGATGATCTTCATCAGTCCCTTCCCTTCAAAGGTCACCTGTTCGTTGGATAGATAAGTAGAAATGGTCTTTATTTCATAAGGGACATATTGGAACCTTAATTGAGCATTGGATAGATCGCGGGTTTCGCTTTGATTGAACTCAATGAACACTTCTTCTATTTCAGAATAAGGAATCCGGATTTGCAGAAAGGTGGAATGCCTTTCTACCAGGTCAGCAGGTTCGGTTCCAAACGAAACTTCATTCACAGTCAACAGATTGGACCCTCGTATCAGTAGGATGTCTCCAGCCATACCTTTCAACACCTGATTGGATTGTATAGACAAGTTATAAAAAGAAATGTCTTGGCCGGTGATATACTTTCCAGGCTGTTGATTAAACCGAATAGGTACAATTCCTACGACGAAAGGAACCGTGACGCGTAATTCAGTATCATTCAACAAAGTAAAATCCGCATAATAGTCTCCAAATCGAATACTTGCAATATGTTCTAGTCCCTTTCCAAAGACCGTGAGAATGTCGCCCATTTTTCCAACCGTCTTTGAGATACGGCGGATATTGTAAGTGACATATTGAATTTCCAATAGGATTCCCTCTACTTCAACCGGTTGAGCGCCATAGGCTAAGATAGGCGCAATAAAGGAGAGGGTCGTAGCACTCTTCTCATACACTGAGACAATTTCGGTGCCTACCTTTACTTGTGTAACTGTATTTAGATTCGTCCCTTTCATTTCGACAATGTCTCCTGCAATACATTGTGCAAAAATTGAGTCAATTTGACGAGTATAAAAGACAAAAGTGAAGAATCCATTGGTCATGGTAATCACCCTAGGCGCCAAAGAGGACTGAATCGTTGCCGTGGTTTTGTCGAATACCACAAGAGTGTCTTGGAAAAAAACATCCAGAACCTCTTCAAAATCCGTACCGGTCAAACGATAACTAGTTGCGCCAAGTTTTTCATACCCCGTAATGACAGGATAGGACACAGGTCCTCGCTCTTTCCATTCCGTAGGTGTATAAAAATACAGAGACAAATCTGAAACCGTGAACAAGGACGAGACTGCAAAGTAGACTTGTGTTGGTTTTTCCAAACTATAAAAACAAAGGTTGTTCATTCCATTGGAATAAGAGGAAAAACAAAGCGTGTTCATAGTGGGTTCAATGTGTTGAGTGCTGGTGACTGTTTGGGTAAGCATCTCTATCCCCGTAAAAGTGTCTACATTCACACTTAATCCGGTGAGTAGTACTCGATGGTTCGGAGACAACATGCCGTCGGATTGTATGGGAATCGAAAACAAAGTGTCGTTGGTCTGAACATAGAGTCTTTTCTGATGAACCACTATACCATAGAGTCGATGGAAAGATAGGGTAGGCACATAGGTATATTGGAAGAGTTGCAAGGATTCATTGTATAGGTCAATCCCTACATTGGTCGTGACATAGATAAACCCATCCGAATAAGCCATATGAGAAAAGGACTCTCCTCGTATGGAACATATCTCGGTCACCGTATTGGTCCATTTACATAATTTGTCTCTCGCACAAAAATAAAAGGTTTCCTTTGTAGGCCCAAAACACATGGCGTGAAAGTTTCGTAGGTAAAGAACCTCCAGAAGGAGGATAGGGTTTGTAAAATCGAGCGAACAGGTTAAAATTCGCAAGATACGATCTGAATCGATCCCATAGACCGTCCATTGACTCACACCCCTTTTCAGTTTTACCGAGAAAAAGGAATACCCCCATCCCGTAAAAGTGGTGGTTGTAGGTTCCAGAGGGGTCTTCGTGGAAAATACAACTTCAGTAGACACCTCAGACATTGTATAAGTCGAAGATTATTTGTTTCCTATCTATCCAAAAATAGATAATCTATAAATAAAATTGATGAAAGAACAACTCAAGAAGTATACTTAGAAAAGATGTCTTCTATGTCTTCCCTAGAATCACAGTACCAAAAGAAAACCGACAAGGAGCACATTTTGGACAACCCGGACACCTACATTGGCTCGATTGATACTTCAACCGGTCCTATGTATGTCCTGAAGGAAGATAAGATTTCATTGGAAGAGATCGAATACAATCCTGCACTGTTCAAACTGTTTGATGAAGGCATTGTGAACTGTCGCGACCATGTGATTCGTACCAACCAGAAGAAGGCCACCGTGCCCACGACGGATGTGGTCACAATGATTGATGTCAAGATTGAAAATAACCGAATCACGCTGACTAACAATGGAGATGGGATTGATGTGGAGAAACATCCAACCTATGGCATTTGGATTCCCGAGATGATTTTCGCGCACTTGCGCACTTCTACCAATTACAACAAAGAGGAACAGAAGATTACAGGCGGTAAGAATGGGTTTGGATTCAAGTTGGTATTGATTTGGTCTACTTGGGGGAGTATTGAAACCGTGGATGCAACTCGGAAGCTGAAATACACACAAGTGTTTGAAAAGAATATGGACATCATCCACCCACCGGAAGTCAAGGCCTGCTCCAAGAAGCCTTATACCACAGTGAGTTTCGAGCCAGACTACAAACGGTTCGGTCTGTCTGGACTCACACCTATGATGATTTCACTCTTTCAACGCCGTGTCTACGACATTGCGGGGGTGACGAGCAAAGAGGTGAAAGTCAAATACAACGATGTCGCGGTTCCCGTCAAAGACTTCACTCATTATGTTTCGCTCTATACCGACGAAGACAAAGTGACAGAATCTACTTTGGACGGGTGGACCTATACGATTGTGTTAAGCGACGAGTTCAAACAGGTTTCGTTTGTGAATGGCATCTTCACGAATAAAGGTGGAAAGCATGTCGACTATATCATCCAACAGGTCATCAAGAAGATGAATGCACTGATTCTGAAGAAGAAGAAGGTGGATGTCAAGCCGGCCATCATCAAAGAGCAACTCACGCTGTTCCTGAATTGCACGATCGAGAATCCGTCGTTTGACAGTCAAACCAAAGACTATCTGACCACGCCTTCGTCCAAGTTTGGGTCGGCTTGTACTGTTAGTGACAAGTTTATTGAGAAACTAGCCAACATGGGTGTCCTGTCTGCAGCCTGTGACATGAACGAACTCAAAGAGAAGAAGAACTCGAAAAAGTCTGATGGAAACAAGGTGAAGAATTTGCGCGGGATTCCCAAGCTAGTCGATGCGAATTACGCCGGAACCAAGCACTCGTCGGAGTGTATGTTGATTTTGTGTGAAGGAGACTCTGCAAAAGCGGGTATTATCTCAGGGCTCACCCCAGAAGACAGGAACTACATTGGGGTCTATCCGATGAAGGGAAAGCTTTTGAATGTGAGAGGCGAACCGCTAAAAAAGATCAACGAGAACAAGGAAATCATCGAAATCAAGAAAATCATGGCGCTAGAAACCGGGAAGGACTACGCCGACACCAAAGAACTTCGATATGGTAAAATCATCTTCATGACTGACCAGGATTTGGACGGAAGCCACATCAAAGGGCTCTGTCTGAACTTGTTCGAATGCATGTGGCCGTCTCTGTTAAAGCTTGACCGATTTATTGGGTTCATGAATACTCCGATTCTCAAAGCCACCAAAGGATCGAAGGTGCTGTCCTTTTACAACGAGTCAGATTACGAATCTTGGAAAGAGGAAGGACTCGAAGGATGGAAGCTGAAATATTACAAGGGATTGGGGACCAGTACTGGGACTGAGTTCAAGGAGTATTTCAAGGAGAAGAAAATCGTGCACTTCTGTCAGGAAGAAAAAGATGCAGAAACCTTGGATATGCTGTTTCACAAAAAGAAGGCCGACCTTCGAAAGGATTGGCTCAGTGTCTATGACCGTCAGTTGCGGGTGGACCACAAAGCCAAAGACATTTCTTTGGGAGATTTCGTGAACAAGGAGATGATTCACTTCTCCAAATACGATTGTGACCGGTCGATTCCCAATCTGATGGATGGACTCAAAGTCTCGCAGCGTAAGATTCTGTATAGTGCATTCAAAAAGAATCTGACCCAAGAAATCAAGGTGGCACAGTTTAGTGGATATGTATCGGAGAATTCTGGATATCATCATGGAGAAGCCAGTCTCAATGGAGCGATCGTCAACATGGCGCAAGACTTTGTGGGGTCCAACAACATTCATCTGTTCTCACCGAATGGTCAGTTTGGGACGCGTCTTCAAGGAGGGAAAGACAGTGCATCGGAGAGGTATATCTTTACCAAGCTGGAGAAAATCACACGAACACTCTTTCAGAAGAAGGACGATGCGATTCTCACTTATTTGGACGACGATGGTCTCTCGGTCGAACCCATCTTCTATGCACCGATTATTCCGATGATTTTGGTGAATGGTGCCAAAGGAATCGGTACAGGTTTCAGCACGGAAGTCCACTGTTACAATCCCAAGCAAATCGTTCAGTACCTGGTAGACACATTGGAAGGAAAGCAAGTCAACAAAGAATTTGTCCCTTACTTCCGAGGATTCAAAGGTACCATTGAGCGAGAGACGGAGAAACGGTTCTTGAGTCGAGGTGTCTATAGTATCAAGAAGAATGTGGTCGATGTCACCGAACTTCCGATTGGGACTTGGAACGAGGATTACCTCATCTTCCTCGACAAACTCGTCGACGAGGGAATGCTCAAAGATTTTACCGATTTGTCGACGGACAAGGTGGTTCATATGAAACTGGTTCTGGCAAAAGACTTGGAAGGGGATGAACTCGTCAAGGCTCTCAAACTCTATTCCTATCTATCTACTTCCAACATGAACCTCTTCAATCACGAAGAGAAACTGGTACACTTCAACGAAGTCCACGAGATATGTGATGCCTTTATGGAACAACGGCTCGGCTATTATCTCAAGCGAAAAGAGTATTTGCTCAAACATTTGCGTGAGGAAATACTAGTGTTACAGAACCGCCATCGATACATTCAGGAGTGTTTGGCCGAGACCATCGACTTGCGAAGGAAGACCTCCGCACAAATCACGGAACTCTTGACAAGCAAAAAGTATGACCTTCAACAAGGAACCTTTCATTACCTCACCAAAATGAGTATGGACAGTGTCTGCGAAGAGAATGTCACGCATCTCAGGGAACAGTTCGAATCCAAACAGAAAGAGCTCGATGAGACAAATGCATTGACCGAACAGCAGATGTGGATCAAAGAGCTGAAAGAATTAGACCAGATGCTCTAATGGATAATGGACAATGGATAGTTATACTCTATATTTTTGTTGGCTTCTGTAGAATGACCACATAGATGCCATTCCACCAGGTTTTATTGGCTAATTCCATGGGAGTATGACTATCATCCCAGGTAAGTCTGATATTCCTCTCATAAAGAACCTTGAACCCAATCTCTTGAATTGCTTTCTCAGTCCCTTCTCTCACCCCTTTACAGTTCCAATCATCGACAATAAAAATGAAGACCTCATCCAAGCAATCGTAATAGTGCGTGAGAGACTTGTAATGACTTTCATTCGTATGGTTCCCGTCGTACATGTAAATATTGAATTTAGGCAATTGAGACACATCCACTTTGTAACAGTCGTTTTCAATAAAATGAGCCTGATTGTTTCCTTTGAATTTCGAAAAATGACGAAGGAATGCATCTTTCGGTCCCCCAAACTCACTCCAGTTATCGATACAAATGACTTTGGCTTGATTCCCATACATCGCTGAACAGACCGAACTCCCCATCCAAGTACCAATTTCTAAATACCTTGCATCTTCCATCGAGAGTAAATTGTTGTAAAAATGACGCGTCATAATACCGGTCATGCCTTTGATGTTTTTGATCTCGTCGTTAATCTTGGAAATATTGTTTTCTGCATTTTTAAAGGAGCGCTCCACATGGGCCTTGTAATTCTCCATTATAGTGTCTTACCTCTTTTTTACAAAGTAAAAGACGCATTCAATGGATCCTCTTTAAAAGAATCGTTTAAATTCAACCGTCGTGTCCTTATGGTAATAAGCCGGATTGGCCAAGGGAACCGCCAAGGTAGAAATGTCCTTCTTGTAGTGAAGATAACTTTGTATTTCCCCATAGATGCGTGGAACACAATATGCTACGATTCTCGAGTTAAGCACCTCGATTTGTCTCGTCAGGTTTTCAGGTTGATTGAGGCTGTATTGTAAGAAAGTGGCACGCATAATCACATACAGTTGGTCTCGGTCTTGGGTGTCAATCACATGGACCTTATTCGACATTTCATAGACGCCGGCTTTAATGGCATTTTCAATAATGTTGATGTTTTTAGAAGAAAAAAACAGTGTCGACAATTCAGAATTCTCAAGCGTATGCTTCATCGCATTGAAATAGTGAGTCTTTGTGTTAGGCATTATTTTATCTTTTAAAAAAAGAGGGGTCCCACCCTGTTGGGCAAGTAGGTCTATTCTCCCATTCGATTCCATTGAACTATATAATATATTTTATTTTTAAAATATACATGGGATTTTATCAAAACACAATCATCGCTTTTGCTGTTCAACTCGTGATTCTTTTAATTATTATGGCCGTCATCATGTCAAACCAGGCTGGGACACAAGAATTTCCTCCCAATCTTTCGGCTTGTCCTGATTTTTATAGTTTAAATGAATCAGGGAATTGTACTACAGATTCAAATGTATATTCAAACAAAGAGCCTCAATGCACTCGAATGAATCCAAAGGGTATGCCCATCAACGAAAAAAGAAATTGGGCAGCTGAATGTGGCGTAGCCTGGGATGGAATCACCAATAGTTCTCAGATGTAGATTTTGAATACAAATAGTTCAAGTATTTAAATATAATTCATTGGAGTATCTAATGACCTCACAAGAAATCAAGAATGCTTTAAAATTGGCGAAACCAATCTATCTCTATGGGAAGTCAGGGACCTACAAAACGACTTTGTTGAAAGAGATCGAACATGCCATCTTTGTCTCGATCCAAGACATCCATGAGTTTGATGATTTATACAAATGGATACAACCGTCGATTGTGGATATCTTTCACAAAGCTCCCAAAAAAAGAATCTGTGTGATTGACAACATTGATTTCCTTCATGCTCACGAAAAGAAAGTGTTGACCCAGTTTTTGAAGCAGTTCAAACTAGAAGAAAAAAAGAAGAAAGTTCGAACCTTTTCTCTTATTCTCTGCGGAACCAATTATTATGACAAGAAGATTAAAGAAATTATGAAATTTTGTACCTGTATACAAACAAAATCCAATCGAGAGATCGCACACAATCAATACGAAAAGAGTATCCAAATCAACATCAAACAAATCATGACAAAACAGTTCAAAGAAGATTTTATGATTGAGAATGAAAAGGCAACTCAGGCTCTCCTCTTTCATGAAAATGTGATTGATGTTGTTCAAAAAGAGAACTTCCCGTTTTATCAAAGTATTTTACAAAATCTTTGTGTAGGCGATTATTTTGATCGAATTAGTTTTCAAAAGCAATTGTGGATTTTTAATGAAATGACTTATTACATTAAACTTCTACACAATTATTATTTGTATCAGCAATCAAATATTACTCCTAAAAAGGTGTCAGAATATAGATTTACCAAGGTTCTCACCAAATACAGCAACGAATACAACAACAACACCTTTATCATTGGTCTATGCCATAAGCTGAATTGCTCGAAAAAAGATTTATACTATCGACTGGTAAGAGAACAAACCGAAGAGCTTACGGCGAATGAGATAAATCGCGCGTCTTTATATTTTCAACTAAAAGCTTGATGTATTCATTCTTTTGGTCCAACTCTTTCTGTAGTGCCATATTTTCTTCGGTTTTCTTTCGTAGAGCATCCAAGAGTTCATTGGTTGTAATGGGTCTCTTTTGAGCGTTTTCTCGATGTGCCTGTTCTCGTCGCTTGATTTCTTCGACGACATCTGGTTTGTATTTCAGCTGACCTAGTTCATAGGACTCGAGTAAAGGGTCTAACTCTTTTGTATAAAAAGAGTGGATTTGTTTGGACTTGATAAAGTGTTTCACTTTCAAGGATGACTCTTTGCATACGGAACTACCTGGATCAATTAGTTTTCTTTTATCAAAAGTGTTTTGGTTGTGAGAGAACACGAGAATCGTTTTTAAAGGGTCCAACTGAACAAACGGAATGGTATAATTTTTGAGGAAGTGCTTCTCTTCCCCGATGACCGCTTCGTCTTCATAACTCGTTTGTTTCAAAAGTTCTCGTTTGAATGCAAAAGTGCCTGCGGTCGAATGGTTAGGTCCATAGGGTCCAAATTTATACATTTTTTGAAGAGTATTGAACCAGATAAACAGTTCACTCGAACCCGCACAAAGGGCGGAAGACCCCGTGAGTTTAGCTACTGCGTGAGACACCCGTTGTGCAGGATAATAATCGTCATCATCAATGTAGACAATAATGTCGTCATCGTTTTTAAAGGTACATTGCTCATGCATGAAGTTTCGTTTTCTACCCAGGCTCATTCTCTCGACAGGAATGTATTTGACAAAAGGAATATGCTCTACTAAATCACCAATCTTATCGGTTCCATCGTCTACAATAATCCATTCCATTTGGTCATGCGGAAAGTCTTGGGCCAATACATTCGCAATCGCACCTTTGAAAAATGGACGACGATTAAAAGTAGGTGTACACAAACTGACCCTCGGCATTAGAGAGTCTATATGGATGGGTTTAATTACTTTTATGGGCGCATTTTTAAGCATCGATTTTAGGACTCTCCGTCTTTCCTCCTGTATTCATCAAAATGCCTGCTCCCATTAAGAATACAATCATCATGGTAATCAATGCCAAAGTTTGTCCTAATACCTGGTTGACTCGCAACATCAATAAGATGAACGCAAGAATGATCAGAGTAGGAATTGTTTTTTGAATGATCCCTCCAACCATAGGAATCTTGATTAAATCAAACAAGGAAATCACAATGTTGCCTGCAGTAATGGCGGAATATCCTCCCGCCATCAACAAAGGAATTCCGAGACTAAACGCGGAAAAGAAGGTAAGGATGGCCGCCATGGTCGCGTCTCCCTCGCGTGATGACGAGATGGCTTCCTGGAAAGTCATCTGACCAGAAAGAACGAATCCAATCGTAGGGAAGGTGAGAAGTGCGGAAATCAACATAAAAAAGGAAGATATACAAGTGATGGCGTTATAGGGCATAACTGTCATTTTAAGAAGCGTATATAGTGTGATGGCCATACACACAGTTAAAAGGGGCGTAAATAGATGAGTAAATATCAACATAAAACAGGTGAGTAAATACACCAAAAAATGTATGAGCTGATTCAATGCAAGAGTCCCTGTATCGGTTCCCTTTGAAAATTCTATCTTAAAGAGTTTGATGACTTGATTGTTCACTTCACCTGTCCCAAAAAATATGGACAACAAAACTCCCGCAAAGAAAAAATTACCTGCCGCGATACTGACATACGGAATGTTATAGCTGGAAGGTCCCTCTAATTTTTCACGCAAATAAGATAATACGGAATGCACGATACGAAGCGTAGAAGTACAATATAAATAAGACTGAAAAGTGACGAATTGTACAACATAGAGGACATAATCAAACGGACTAACATCGTTCGGCTTAATTTTGCAAGTATCGATGATGGATTGACTAATTTGGTTAGTCGATTTTGAACTTCCATCGAGAAACCCTTTGTAAATAATATTCAATATGGAGGCCTTATCTGGTTCATCTTCTGTAAATTTATTCAAATCACCAAAAAATAATTCCTGTTCTTTAAATCGCTCTTTTTTTGCTGAATCCACCATGTGGGTACAAATCGACTTGGCATCTTTCTTGGTGTATTCGTAATATGCACCATTCACATCGCGAGGGTCATAATAGACATAGGGATATTTCAAGATGTCGGTAGGATACAAATACTCCGCAGGCACCATTAACCAGCAAAGAATGACAATAAAGACAAGCCAAAAAATGACCATCACAAACAAGTCACACAATACAAAATAAACAATCATGGTTACATTGTAAAAGGGGCTATCATTCATTGCGGGCGTAGGCGTATCGTCTCCAAGAGGCAACTGGGCTTGTGTAACGATGTCTTCTACCATATTCGTGGGAGGCGGTGTAATACGGATCGTCCCTTTTGTCACAATTTTTGTAAATGAATTCTCATCTGTACTTACCCCGTCTTTCGTACTAAAACTATAGACGGTTTTAGAGGGAGTTGTAAATACGGTGTCGTCTGAATTGCTTTTGGTTTCTGGAGGAAATTTAAAGATGAAGAGCACGCTATTGTCCGGCGTGGCTTCAAACATCTTTCGAGGTGTTGTTTTGTAGATGGTGCTTGTATTCTGTTTCACCGTAATCGTAGTATTGTCCGTACCGGTGAATTGAATATCTTTTGTCATTACTGCCCCATCTTCTTCAGGTAAGCTTCCCACCATAAAGGAATCATAAAACAATTGGACTGTAGACATAATATATCTAGTTATAAAATAATCACGAACTTTAGCTCTTTATCTTGTATAAAGGAGACCTGCGTTTCCACTAATAAATCTCAGCAGGTTGTATCTCTCTTCGGCTAGGTATAAATCATACCCATAAAGGTAGAGAATATCTTTCTGGGTGGTTCCAATGACAGTTCCTTCTGTGTCGCAAATCACTTGAAAACTAGCATTCGGGTCTATATCGGGAAGAATGGTCGAAATATCCATCTCAATCGTCTTGAATTTACTAAGGTTAATGGCACCAGAAGGTTGTAATTCAAAAGGACTCGTGTTTAAACTAAAACTGTAGGAATAGAGACCGTCGTCTGAAACCCCATTTGAATTTTTGTACTTTTCCATATAGTTGTAGACACCTGGGTCAAAAGAGAACTCTCTAAATTTACCATCAAACAGTATCGAGAGATTCAATAGAATGTGTTTGATGTTTTTCGTGGAAAGTTTAGGGGAGATGTAATACCCGTTGGAAGAAGATACAATCGTATCATTTGGCGCAAGAGTATATTCAGCACCTGGTCCAATCTGATACTCATTCACACTATATGAACTCACTTCGGGAGCGGGCAATACATTGTTGGGTAAAGTATTTACATAGTCCCAGTTGGTATAATTGGACCATTCGTTTCGTTTGTATGCATCACTTCTTCTAAAATTCCACATCCAGGAAGAAACGAGAGCATTTGTATCGATACGCACGCGGCGACTTCCCGTAATATTGACATGTTTTGTTTCGTGAATGTCCTTAATTAGATATCGTTGTTCGTTTGCGGCGAAAGTACGAGATTCTTCGTCTGTTAAAAACGCATAGGTCGTCATCAAGTGCATGTCATTGTCCCACGAGTTATTCTTGTTTGTATAGCTAGACGCTTCTAAAGTAAAATTAGGCGGCTGTTGTAAAAAACGATACATAGAATGGTATTCATTGTTGAAATTGGGTTGTATCGGTGTATGGGAAAATCCCTTTGCCTTGGTCAAAGAAACATCGTTAATCGTGAAGAGTTCGCGGATAGGTCTCAACTCTAACACAATTTGCATCTCATGGTATTGTAGGCTTACCAGAGGGATGGCCATTTTGGCGGAATTCATAAACCAAAAGTGAAGAGGCACATAAATCGTTCTTCCTCTGAGAGAAGGTTCTAACGGGGAATTTAAATAAAAGCTATGCGGATATCGATTGAATCGATTGAATGCAAACTCAGGTCTATATAACTCTTCTTCGTGACCCGTCATCTTATGATAAAAATTCTTTTTGTCTCCGTTAAAGTCACGGTCAACCACATTCTTCAGATACTCGCCTGAGAATTCTTGTATGGTCTGTCCACCAATCACTACTCTTGCTCGTTTAATTAAGTTTGAGCCTAGATGACGAATCCATCGAAACTCATAAGGTCTCCAACAATCTTCTGTAGAAACGGGGGGAACCATCGGACTCCATATGTCTGGTAAATTAAATACCAAAAAGGCATCCATCAGAAGTTCTCCGTGTCTCGGAACCTTAAAAGTGAGGTGAGTGTCTTCGTTCAGTTTCAAATTTCGCTGTCCTTCGTAATCCAAACGAAACTTTTGCATGCCAAAGTTTGTATACTTCGCAAAGACTGTTTTAAAAAAGGTTTTACTTGGATTTCCATTCAACATAATATTTTGGTTTCCATACGAGATGATATTTAATAATCCGCCACCCATTTTATAAGATAAACATAAATTTTTTATATTTAAATATACATATATCCTATGTCAGCTGTGAATGAAACGATGAATGAAATGAAAGACACCGTGAATAAAGCTATTTCAGGAACGAACAAAGGGACGATCGCGATTGTCCTCATGTTCATCATCCTGTTTATCGTGATGTATTTTATTTATTTGTCCGTGAGACAGAGAAAATTCAACTGTGATTTGATTAAAAGCTATCCAATGCTTTCAATTGCGAGTTTGTCACAAGAAGTTCTCAAAACACCGCTTCACAAAACTTTTATCAAAACCGCATACAACTGTTGCTGTAATGGGGACCTGAAGAATGGATATGTAGATACCTGTGCACTAACAAATTGTGCGAAGCAAGGAGTTAGGGCATTGGATTTTACCATCTATTCGTTACACGGAGAGGCAGTGATTGGCACTTCCACCCTGACCTCTAAAAAATACAAGGAATCTTACAACAGTCTTCCTTTCACCAAAACCATGACACAAGTCAAACAGATGTTTCTCTACGACACGGCCAATTGCCCGAACATTACCGACCCCTTATTCCTCATCTTTCGGATTCAAAGTTCCAACCTAAAAATATACAATCAAATGGGTGATGCTCTTCAATCCTTGTTTGGACATGGAAATGCCGCCGGCAATAAGTTATTCAAACCATCCTATACAAAGCCGATGGACCAGGAGCCCATTTCGTCGTTTAAAGGACGAGTCATCATTATGGTAGATATTACAGGCTTGAATGGATATGAAAATAGCAGTTTGGCTGCCATTACTGGTTTAGAATTAGGAACAATGACCAATCAAATCTACCGAGAAACAGAAGCGTTTGATTTATTGGACTCGGGTATTGCTCCAAACGACTTTAATGTAAATGTACTTTACCCAGATTTCAGTGCAAAAAGCAACAATTATGATTACCTTACCGTGGGTATGAAACAAAAGTTCCAGTTCATTGGACTGAATTTTCAGATGAACGATGTCTATTTGTCCAAATACAACGAGTTTTTCAAAAGCGCCATCATGAAACAACCAGACCCTGTTGTTGCAACCAAAAAATAAACTCCTATAGTATGGAGGATCTTGAAAAGGCAATCCTTGTCAATCAACTTGAACAAAAGAAACAGAAGAAAGAAAACTATACCAAACCAGAATTGTTTATCCAAATCGAAAAATTCATTCGAGCCAAACAGTTGATTGGCTACGGCGGAACCGCCATCAATCGGGCGTTGCCAAAAGAAGTCCAATTCTATCAAGAGATAGATATACCGGATTACGATTTCTTCTCAACCGACGCCAAGAAGGACTTACAAGAATTGGCGGATCTTCTCTATCCGACCTTTAAACCCATTGAAGTGAAACCTTCCATGTTTAAGGGAACCTATAAATTGTTCGTGAATTATCTTCCTTTGGTGGATATGACTCAAATCGAAGAAGAACTCTTTAAAAACTTATCGTTAGAGACCTTTCTTCGAGACGGAATTCCTTATGTTCCGTACAATTATTTACGAATGAGCATGCACCAAGAATTGTCTCGTCCTCTGGGAGATTTGACACGATGGACCAAAGTGTTTCAGCGACTCGAATTGTTAAACAAACATCATCCCTTCTTAATCCGAAAATGCGATGTACGATCCAACCTATACATTCCTCAGAAGCTTGTCAAGGATGTAGTTCAGAGACTCAAAGACTATGTCTTGCTTGGAGATTATGCCATGAACTTTTGGCAGGAGTTATTCCCCCAAAAATACCGTGACAAACAGAGTGTTGTATTTGTCTTGTCTGAAACCATTGAAGAAATATGGAAGCAGTTGAAAGGGCTTGACCTACGATATACCCTTTATGAAAATAAGCTAGTGAAGGTCTATGAAATCTACATTGATTCTTATCCTATGTTGTATGTCATTCTTTCCGATTCTTGTATGAATTACAATCTTGTTCAAAAGCATAAATTGGCTTCTTATGACACATGTCTCACAATGTATTATGGACTCTCGTTTGTAAACATCAAACACCTCTCCAAACAGAAACTTCTTTCGTTTTGCTATTTGCTCAGTCAAATTAAAGACACTTCTCATCCACTCATGAGACGATTTCAGTTACCGTGTTATGGGAAACAATCCACCTTAGAAGACATTCGGAAACAACGAGAAGAAGAATATAAAGTAAAAAAGCACAATCTATTTCCTTATAGACCTTCTCGAAAAAAATTGACGACAAGGAAAAGAATGAAAGCAATGTAGAAAGATGTCTTCTATTGACCAGTTGATTCGCGACCTTATTGTGGAAGATACCTTCAAGTCAAAATATACAGCACGCCAGCGCAGTATATTTTGTAAGAATATGTACACCAAAGTCGCCAAGTTCTTGGAAACTTCGTTCGATGAAGAAATCGAAAAAATCAAAGATTTGGAAGAGGAGCTTGCTACAGCCAACAACGATTTGGAGGTATACAAACAATCCTACGAAGAGTTGAACCAGAGTTACGACGATTTGAAAGAGAGTTTTGATGAATTGAACAAAAGCTACAAGTGCATCTTTATCGATATGTTGGCTGGATTGAGGATTGCAATCTACGGAATGTATCTAATGGCAATGTGGCAGTTTTACAGGGATAAACTCGATACATCGATAAAAGACATCACCAATACAAGCGTGGTCCCATACAATAAGGCATAAGCGACCTGACCTATTTTGGAAGACCCTCCTGTCGAGGTTCTTAAAGCATCACCAAAGATGACTACCAGAATGGTCATAAAATATTGTTTTACTTTTGAATCACTAAACAACAGAAAGAATAGCGTGGCCAGGATAATAATCTTGTGTTTTTCCTGAAGTGCAGAGGGTGACTCCGGAAGAGGACTAAATCGGACTCTTTTTTTGACTTCAGGCTCTAAATAAACGGATTCATCCATGGCAGGATTCTCCCGGATATTCTGCTCCGGTAATTCCATAGAGGAAGGTGGGTTGTTGTCAATGGGTAAATCATTGATATTGGTTGTATTTTCCATATAAAGTTAGTATGGATACAAAATCGGACTTTTTTACTCATTAGGGACTCATTGAGCATCTAGAATTCGTTTCTTTGCATCACAACTCTCTTCTCGTTCGGACGCCTTGTAACATTTATTTTCATAGCGTAACACCTTATCCTCCAAACAAGGGGCTCGATACACCAAACAATTCCTGGAATCACAGCACAATTTAAAGACAATCGATAATCCCACCCCTAAAAGAACGGAAACAACCAGGTCAAGAGTACGACTCATCCTATAGTACCTTGTTATTTTTTAATAAACCGTGGTCGTCACAGGGATATGATCAGAACCATAATAACTGACTCCCTCTGTGACGGTTCTAGGTACAAACTGACAAGTATCTTTAGATACGACAAATCCTTTGGTAAGAATGTTATCAATGTTCATATTTTTCTCTACAAAATAAGTGACACATTTATTATGAACCTTGAGATGGTCGAATCGATAGACTGGATGGTGTTTCTCGTATTCTTGATTAAAATCTCCACCTACAATGACTTGGGATTCTTTCTCAATTCTAGGTCTGATTTGATTCATTTGAGCGATTCGTTTGGTTACAGAAACATCGTCTAAATGAATGTTATAAATACACAACCGGTCCGCCTTTACAAAAACCCCAAAGTCAAGGGGGGACTCTGAAATGGTTTTACATAAAGTTTTTCTAACTAAAGTAATATTGCCGGAAGAAGAATCCGTTTGGTCCCACCGTATCGGGCGTAAAGAGGAAACATAATAAGTGTGTTGAAAATACTTATACAATATATCATAGTCTAGATCCATCACTTCTTGAAGCAACATGACATCTGCGTTTTCGAGAGTGAGCTTTTTGAGGATGAGGTGGATGCGTTTAGACCTGTCCATAATACTGAAGTCTTTTACCGTGGGATAATATTCCTTTTTTATCCACTCGGACGCTAGAATGTTCCAAGACAATATTTTCATATACTATAAAGCGTTATTTTTATCAACCTCATACGCATCTTGTGTGCAGGAAACCTCTTTTAAATGATATGAATAACAAGACCCCTCTTTTCGAATCTGATATTGGTCGATATTATCCGGCGTAGGATACACCACGATCACTGGGGTCTCGTCGGTCAAATAGATGTAAAACAACCCTAACGCGAGACTGACTATAAAATAGCGTAAATCCAATTTCATATATTAGATGGATATTTTTACAGGCTTTACTGCGTCATAAAGCTGAGTCAGTCGATATTCGAGTTCTTTATGTTCAATTTCATAAGCAATCACTTGACGGGTTGGATTGGCCATTTGAGAGGATAAATTCTCAATCTCTTTATAAGTGATCTTCTTGTCTTCGGGTTCTAAAAAGAAATAAGTGTCCAATAGGCCCTTGAGCTGTTCCTGTTTCTGCTTCTTGTTTCTCTCCTCAAGAAGTTCTCGTTCTCTCTTTTTGGCAACAAGTATGTCCCGCGTTTTCCTTAACATTGAAATCGATTTATCCGATTCGTCATATTCTTTTAACCCCATATGAAGGTCATAACAAAGGTCTAACTTGAGTTCCACAAACTTGTTTTCGGCTTCTCGAATACGCTGATTCAGGATTTGACTATACGAGGATTCGGTCATATAGACCTCTCGTTTGAAAGGAGGAGGTTTGAGTAGCAATTGGGTATATTCTTTTTTGAGACGAGGCAAGTCGTCTAATTTACCGGACTTCACCACTTTCTTGATATTTTTCAAACAAGTTGTGAGTTGTTTCTTTCGGTCTTTGTAATAAGCCTCCATATAGGTTATTTGGATAAAAAAGGTATCCCGGTGTACTCTTGTTCCTTGATGCGTTGGTAATAATGTAATTTCGACATCACATATTCACGCTTCTTTTTTTCTCTCAGCAATCGTGCCGGAATATCTTGTTTTCCTTTGTAATGTGTCCATAAGATGAGAGAAATCAAGGAGAACAAAAACACAAATCCGAATAGATTCAAGTAGAAACTATCTCTGATAAATTTGCTTGCATGACTATTCTTTAATTCATACTGTAGAATAGAATGAATGGTGGGTTCCACAAGGGAAGGATGCATATATTATAATGAGTAATATTCTAAAAAATATAATTGTATAATACAATGGATAGTTCAAATTTAGTCAATGTGAGTATTATTACCTATATTTCATTCACCTTTCTTTTCTTTGTCTTAAAATTCAGGTATTTCCCAGAAAATAATTATGTATGGATTCTGGTCTTTTTAATGATTAGCTGTTTCGCTCAGTTCATTCAGAATCTAAGCATCACGGCTACTCCAGATATGTGCGGAACTTCAGATATGAAAGTGGCTTTTTATGCAACCATCATTCCATGGACCGTGGTCTTTACCGTCTTCACGATGCTCATGATTTCAAGTCCCGGCTGGCTCCGGGTATTTTCAAATACTTTTGGTCTGTTTGCAGCAGATGCCTATGGCATCGAATCCAAAATTAATGATGTCATACGAAAACCCTCACCTGAGACCTCTACTGAATACGACTACAAAAAAATGTTGGAGAACATCTATTCTGACAAGATTTCTCTGGTGGTTGAATTGAACCTGGATGATGTGAAAGAAGACGCGGATGGTACATTTAATTTCCCGGCATTGAATGAGCTTGAAAAATTGGGTCTTATTGCGGCTATGCCAACGGATGATATTCAGAAAAAGAAAGCGATACAAGCACGAAAGGAATTGTATGATGCGCTTCTTCTGAAAGACAATGTGGGGTTTTTCTTCTGGTTTTTGTTGATTGGTATTTTCTGTATTTTAATCAGTACCAATACGATTTTATCGTCGAGTTGTTCCCCAAAAGTGGCCAAGAGTTATGGGTCGATTTTTAGCTAGTTAATTCACTAGTTTAATTGTTAAAGACGGTACTGTACCTCAGGTGAATAAAATACAAGACCACAAAATAAGAAAAAATAGCCAATAGAATGCTTACTAGCCACAAGGGTAGAATGGTAGTGTTTTTATAGCCTACTCCAAAAGGACGAAGTCCTGTTTTGGAGGGGTCGAAAATGATTCCGGGTCTGAACCATAATAGTATACCATAGCTTATAAAATAAACCATGAGTATCATAAACAAACGGTTTGCATCAAACATTTTAATATAGAACAATACATTTTTTTTTCATAGTTAGTAATATTCATCTCCGTCAAACCCTTCTAGATTTTCCCCGTCGTCTACTCCATAAGTACCATAGATTTCATCCGGCACATCCATACCTTCGATAATGTTGGTGGCTTCTTTCAACACCTCCCCATACCGAGTTTTATCGTATTTAAACAGACTCTTTTCTAGACCCACTCCCCATTCTCCTAATTTCAGGTCTTTCATTGCGGTCTGAGCTCGTCTCGCATCTTTGGTCAGTTTTTTCAATCTTTCGGTTTTGAGTTCGGTCTCGGATTTTCTGGCAATGTCCGAGAGAAAGTCGATTTGTTTCTTGTCAAAATTAAGAGCTTGTTTGTCTTCTTCTAAAAAGATACCGACAATAATTTTGACATAGTCCATCATACCTTCTTGGACCATATCGTGGAAGAGCGAGACATAAATATAAGAATAGAGCGTATATTGGATAGAGCTAGGTAAGGAAAGACTGATCCATCGAACATAGTCTCGAAGGTTTAACTTCTTAAATTTGAAGGCCCAAGTGTCGTCTTCGTAAAAAGTGGTGAGATTGTGATAATATTGGTGGGTAAACTCCAGAATATTTTCTACGTGTTGTTCATCCAAATTCCAGTGTTTGGGTAGTTTGGTGGACAAGTATTTTTTATTCATGATTTTTTCAGGAAATACATGGACGAGATTTTCAATCTTGTTCTTAAGGATTTGGCTCATCGAATTTTTATGTTCTAGACCATTCGGTAAGAAGTCATTCTGTTTTTGGTCACGGAATAGCGTGTAAAACTGAATACACTGTTGGAATTTTTTCTTTTCGTTTCGGTCCCTTACTTTAGAAAGGATGGCCTTCATTTTCTCTTCTATCTCGAGTGTACAATAATCATACAAGTCGTCTTCTTTGTCTAAGAGTTCGTCTATCTTGGTCTTTCCCTTCGTCACTTCTTCTAAGACTCTCCCCTTTCTCTTCTCAAACATCGTGGCATTGTCTCGAAGGATGGAGACAAAGGTGGGCTCCGCTACAGGATTCTCTTTCAAGAGTTCCATTTTCTTTTCGAAAGGATCGTTCTTCTTGTAGTCGGCAGGTTTGACCAATTTGTATTTTTTCAACTTTTCAGGTATGGTTGAAGTATCCAATAAGAAAATCTTGATAATGGCCCTGTAAATCGTGCGTTCGTCGTAGGCATCAGGAATCTTGGCTATCGGGGTTTTCGTATTCATAGAACTATACATGTGATTTGCAAAAGTCCACGATTGCTGTTTTCTGTATTTTTTGACAGATTCATACAAGTCAGCCAGGGTCTCGTTGATTCTTGCGTTTTTTATCATGTAGTCATAGACATCGTTGTTTCCTTGGCAACAGGTGTTGATAAGATAAGGTTCTTGAGCCTGATTCACTAAAATACCCAGTTGGGTGGAAACATGGTCGTTTATTTTTTGATGTAACACAAAGGATAGTCCCATAATACGATCTTTCACGGAAGACGACAATTCGGGTACAATTCGAATCGGCTGAAGTCTTGGATAAAATAAATCCCAAGTAGGAAGAGATTCTTTGGTCTCTTGAATCTCTCTCTTCTTTGACAATTGTTCACGGACCTCTTGAATCGTAAGGACATACTTTTCGGTGAATTCTTCTGCTGTTTTTATCAAATAATCCAACTTCATTTGAGCCATGCTGTTCCACGGTTCGTGATTTTTAGGTATTTTGAATACCACGCAGCATACAAATTCGAGACCCTTTTTACTAGAATTATTCAGAGGATATCCTTTGAGTGACTTGGGACAATCGGGAAAGGGTTTCGTCAATCGTACTTTACCTTCTAGGGTCTGCCCATAGATGAGACAATGGGCAAGAATCGAAAAGATATAGATTTGATTCTGTTCGCGCGATTTCTTTTTATCTCCTCCCGCCAACAAGAACGATTTCTCTACCTGTGTAAAAAGGGTTTGGATGGTTTCTTCGTCCGGTAAAAATCCCATCAGTGTTAAAAAAGCCTTTAACGCACTTCGAATTGGATTTTGTGTATCGATTTCGAGTTCTTGTTTCTCTTGTTCTACGACGGAATGAAAGAGGTCTTTGAACCCTTGGTCATTGTAGTCTTCTTCTTCGTCGAACTGGATTTGTTTGATAGGGAATCCACTGTACTTGTCCACATAAAAGTCATTGTTGTCGCTGAGCTCTCCTTGACGGTCACAGATTCGCTGTAAGATTTCAGGGTACTGGTCAGTCTTTAAAAAGGCATCTGCAAGTTCCATAAAAAACTTAGGCAACAACTTGGTGTTGGTTTCAATACAGTAATACCAATTTACCTCTTCTCCCGTTTTTGTATAATTTTCTACGAAAAGCTGAATCGCCTTGTATTTGTTTTCCAAGGTAGCCTCTTGTAAAATACGGTTACGCAAAGATAGATAAGGAGAAGGAGTCTGTTCAAAGACTTCTTTTTGGATTTCAAGCTCGTAATAATGGTATTTTTCTGTATGGTATTTCATGGTCTCTTTTAGCCAGGCGCGTTTGGACCTTTCCAGCTTGGTCTTGTGACTGTCATCTTCCAGTTTCAGTTTTTGAATCGCTTGCATTCGTAGTTTCTCTGATTCAAACTCATGAATCATCTCGTGCACTTTCTTCTTGAAGGATTCCTCGTTGTAGTGAAAGTCTTTGATTTTGAACAGCTTCTTTGCACTAAAATCTTCGGAAAGGTCTGCCCATTTTTCTCCCGTCCATCGGTATTTTTTCTTGGTTTCTCTCACAATCGCAACCTGACCTTTCATAATCTTGTATTGAATCAGAAACTCATGAATGTACGGCTCGATCCCCTTTTCAAACTGATTCGTAATTTCAGTCTCACCTAGCTCTTTGATCCGGTTTAGTTTCATTTTCACTTCATCTAGGGTAAGGGCCGAATTCTTTTCTTTCAACAATTTGGCATACAATTCTTCATCTGCTGTAATGAAGGAAGAGCCTCGAGGAATATCTTGTAACACCCATTTGTATTGGTCGTTCTCTTTCTGTTGTTCAGTATCATAAATCTTGTGAACTCTCTCTTCCGTATCCTTTCCAAAGGCTGCTTTGATTTCTTGCGCCAATTGATTCATCTCTTGGTCTGAGACAAGCTGTTGCAAGAGCATATGCTTCTTCAGATACTGTATGATGTAGTAATGAAAATAATCAAACATGCCTTCCTTCCACAACTCGCTTGTCGTGTAAACCACAGAAGAGGGTTCCATATTCATAAATCTCTGTCCCAGACTGTAATCTTTTTGTAAGATTTTATGAAATTCAGTGGTTTCTGGATTCGCCGTCTCAGGCTTTCTTCTTAGAAACTGTTTCTTTTCTTTCTCTCGTTCTGTTGTAAAGTGGGATACATTCTTTCTGAGTCGTCCTGTAAGTTCGGTATAGACAGGCTCGTTCATTTCATAAATACTTAACGGTTCCAACTCTCGCAAGGCCTGATGAAAGTTGATAAAGTCAGGATACAGAAAGCAATCCGTGAACTCTTTGAACGAAGGCACCGCTCGTTCTGCATAAGTCTGGAACACATCACATTCGTTTTTATACCAGGTCAACTTCTGAGGGACCACGCACCCTGCCTTGTAGGTCTCATTTACATGGAGGATGGTCATGTCATCTTCCTGTTTACGAAAAAACATATCAAAATAGGGAACCTTGTTGATTCTGTCTAAGATAGATCCTTCCTTTCGCAAACGATAGGGCTGTAGAATAAACGACTCGGTCACAAAGGATTCTGGAACTCTGTATTTCGCCAAGGCATTCATCAAATAGACCTCACGGTCTTTGCTAGGATAAAATTCTCGCTCTGTATGATTCTGTTGCAAGATATAGGGCTGAACTAGTTTGGCTTCCATGTAGGTGAAATCTTCATAAGGCATCTGTTGGGTTCGTTCGCTCACATAAGGTTCATAGTTCTCACTCGGGTCTCGATACATCGTATAATAATCCGGAAAGAAACCCGTGTTTTCTATGTCTCGATGTTTGACCTTGACATGCTTTGTCACGGGAATGTAAAAAGGATTGGTATTCTTCACAAAAGACTCTAAATACAAGTTTTCCGGTAATCGTTTCAGAAGAATGTTTTTCTCAAATTGAGTATATTTCTCAAAGAGCTCTTGAAAACGCTGGACTTGGTGGAATACCTTCTTTAGGGCGGACTGAGACTGCTTCACCAGTTGTCCCATCAAAGATTCGGTCAATTCGTTCTTCTTTTGTTCCATGGTGTAAAAGAGCTGTCCATATTCTTCAGCTTCTTCTTCTGACTCGGATTCTATTTTTTCCTCTTCTACTTCCATATCAGTTTCTACTTCCTTTTCTCTTTCCTTCTTCACTTGTGGAGGTACAGAAGAAACAATCGAAAGAACATCTTTCGGTAATCCATATCTTACAGGTATATAGTACATCGAGTCTTGAGATTCAATCTCTAAAATGTGACCGGTGTGAATAAGTTTTCCATAAATCACATCCTCTTTGAACATCACTTTCACCCAATTGCCTACAAAAAGGTTATGAATCGATGCGTAATCAGGTTTAGGCGGAATATAGACCACGAAAACTTCTAAAATATCAGAATCCTCTAAGCGTAGAAACAACTTGTCTCCTTCTTTGGTCCTCAGATTCATCCCTTCTTCGCTCACTCTTTCGACAAAAAAAGTTTCATCTTCTTTGGATTGAAACCGAATCTGAATAATAGTACCATATTCTATAGTCATTTACATAGTAGGAGTATTTTAATTCATAAAATAACCTGAAATAGATTTATAAGTCTGGATAATTTTCTTGGAGACTTGTGAAAGCTGAAGGGTAATCGTTTCAAGTTCGACAGGATTTTTGTATTGAAAGGACACAAAACAGTGAGAATCGTGAGGGTGATCCTTTTTGAAAGAGATGTAGTAGATTTCTTTTCCATACATCAAATTGAGATGGTTCTCAATAAGCTTTCCGATCGTATAGTCATCCTCTTCAATACGCAAGATGTATCCAGGATCTGATTGATATAGTCCGAAGGGTTCGACGACTCCATATTGGCTTGTCACAAAGGATGCTTTTTCCAGGAATCGAGAGAAGTCCGTCATTCGTTCAATGAGGAAGGAGCAAGCCTTTTGGAGAATTTCTTGATTGGTAAACACGCCCAAGCTAGTCAAATGAAAGACAAACTGGTTGTTGACAAAGAGTCGCTGAGCATCGAGTAACTCGAAGTCGCGTTTCTCCTCCTTGGGTTTTTCTGCGATGGCTTTTTTGATTTTGGTCTCGTCCGGCTTGTTGAAATAAGCACACTTGGACACGACATTCCAACACGAATCCTGTTTTGCATTTCCTATCGAGAATTGAAGGGTCAGTGTCAAATGTTCAGACTCGTCTGTCTCAGAAACTTTAGGCATCAACACTGCCAACAGGATATAGTCTGCAGTAATCTTGTCAGGGGGAAACAGTTTCCGCGTTTCGGCTTCTCCAATACCCTTTCCGGTTTCTTTGTGAACGATTCTAAAATCCTTTGTGGTGACATCCTTTCGGATGTTCGTATCGTTGAACACATCCAGTTTGACACAATAATTCTTCACGAAATTTTCGTATTTTGACACATCGCTCTCGAAAATGGGTACATTCTGAATGCGATGCTTTAGAAACTCATTGTTGAATTTGGTATTGTTCTTCTCGAACGCAAGTTGATTCTCTGCATGAGGAAATCCACGAAAGACCAGTTGGTCAATGTTGGTCAGTATCACGCGTCTTAGGGAATTCACCACACTCACATCGACATTCGAGAGTTCAAACTTGAGCGCTTCCTCTGACTCAGATAGGTTCGATACAATAGGTTCCATCTTTCTATATAGTATAAAGAACATTTAAATCCTATCAATTTTATGTGTTTA